CTTGCTGCGATGTCGCCGGGTACGCTGCTCACTGACAACGCATCGTTGCTTAACTGTGAATTCAGTGAATTGATGTACCGCGTCTCAGCTGACAGTGGTCTAACCGGTGCCAGTTCTTGGCTCAAGTACGCCTTGACAGCGATTGGGTTCGGTTCGAACTATGAAGTGGGCGCTGCAACGATTTGCATGGAAAAGATGCCGTCGCTGTATAACCTATTCCGTGGTTTCGCCGGGATCAAAGCTTCCCACAAAGGGGACTTCTCCGGTGCACCGACAACCCGTGGCTGGCGACCTGTTCTGGAGCTGGTTGAACCAATGACCTTCCAAGGCGAAGTGGCTCAGAGCGATCTGATCACCTCCGCTGCTCTGGTCAGTGCACTGGGGATGACCGCTGGTGGCGTTATCGCCGCTAATGCAAACGTACCGTGGCTCAAAGTGACCCAGGACGGGATAACTCGTTACATTGCCAAGAAACCGTTCCGTAACAACCTCTCATGGAGTGCCCTGAACGACTTGGGGATTGCCACAGGAACGAAGACGATTCAGATCGGTGGAAGAACGTACAAGGTGCGGTTGCTCAAAGGGTCGCAGATGAACGGTACGTCGGTGCTCCCGGTGAACATCACGAGTTACGATCCACCCGTGTCTCAGTATTCGGAATGGAACACGAACCTGTACCACCTGTTCAACGGTGTTTCTACCGACACCAAGAACACCATGGCGTCCGAAGGTCTCTCGGTGGGGGATAAGGCGCAGTACTCAGAAGCCCAGCTCGGCTTTGGTAACAGCGAGCCAGGTCAATGGACACTGTGTCAGGAACTCAACACCGACGGTACCGCAGTTTGCCGCGGTGGGTTTGGCATCAGCAGTCACTCAGGTGCTAATGCCAGTGCATCGTCACCGACGTTTGGCTGGCGACCAGTGCTTGAATTGGTCGGCTAACATATACACCACCCGTCGTGTTGACGGGTGTCCTTCTACATGTGGAGATACACCATGCTGATTAACATCAACACCCTCCAGCGCATCGAACCGTACGAGCTGCGTAGCTTGTACCCGAACACGTCCTGGCCGATCGAGCCTTCTGACGCTGCGCTGGCTGACATCGAATACCGCAACCTGTTCCCAGGCGAGCAACCGGCTGTGACCGACACCCAAAAGGTGATCGACAATGGTAGCGAGCAGCGTGAAGACGGCAAGTGGTACATCGTCTGGGCTGTGGTCGACAAGACCCCGGAAGAGATCTTCGCCGAAAGCCCACGCGTGTTCGAAATCCAGATGCGTCTGCCGCAGATCGATCCTGAATCGGTTCCGTTGATCCGCGCCGTGGTGACCAACAAGGCCACCCAAGAGCAGATCGACAAGCTGGCCGAGCTGGAGCAAGAGTTCCTCGACCTGACTGCCGAGCTGAAAGCACTGACCCCAGTGCCGCCGACTCCGGAAGTCCCTGTCGAGTAAGACGGCATAGACCTCACCGTCATCAGACGGTGAGGTCTTCTCCTTATCTGTTTAGAGGTGTGCCGAATGAAAAGTAATCTACTGGGTGCAGCTCGTTTTGTACCCAAACCCAATCCAAACAACGTGGGTTCGGTCACGCGTTACATGTCGTTGTGGGACAATGAACTGATCGATGACGTCACTGAAAGGTTCGCTCTCGAAACCACAAGCGACGCGACCGTCTATCCTTCACAGGTCAGTGGTCAGAAGCTTCGGGTAGCCAACAAGTCTTACCGCGCCATGACAGCACACGAATCGTACCAGATTAAGTCTGGCCGACCCTTTTCGATTCAGTGTAAGTTCAACGTCACCAACGCACCCGATGCGTACGCAGGCGGCCTGCTGTCGGTGTGGTCTGAATCCGATGGTGCGCAGAACGGTTGGATCTTGGCAGTCATGGCGGATCGTTCGATCTCGCTTCAGATCTCGCCTAACGGTTCTCAAACGACAGGTGTCGTACTCATCGGTTCTCCTGCCGGTGCTGTGACATTTGGCACGGATTACCATGTGGCTGTTGAACGAGACATCAACAACAAGATCACCCTGTACCTCAATGGCGTGGCAGTTGCTACTCAGACGTCTTCGGTAGGATCGTTTGCAGCCACTACTCGGCTGATGGTCCGTCGAGGTTGGTTGGGTTCGGTGTGGGACATTCAGTTCTCAGATGCCGTGGTCTTCGGAAAGACGTTTGTCCCTCCGTTGAAGTTCCCACGCTTGATTCCTGACCTGAAATACTCCCAAGCCATTAACGACTCCATCGTCACGCAATTGGCGTTTCGTCGCGATGACCCGCATTGTGAAGTGACCGGGCAACCTATCCAGTTCTCGACTACTGCGCAAGTCTACAGCGGGACATTGCTGGCAGGCACCACGCTCAGTGAGACCTATAACCTGCCCGTGCCTTACTGGGGTGCAGGGGACTTCACTTACGAGACGAAGTTCTGCATCAACGGTACTATCGGTGGTGGCGGAGCGATGCTACCATCACACTGGTTCAACGGTGGTGCAACCAGCACCGATAACCGTTTTCTGTGTTACGTGTTGCAGACCGGTGAAATCCGATTCGCCATTAACAATGGTAATGGGGTGCCTGGTTCAACCTTCGGTAGTTCCCCTGCGGGTGCGGTTGTAGTCGGCAAGGACTATCACTTTGTTGTTGAGCGAGTCGACGGCGTCGTAAAAGGCTACCTCAACGGTGCGCTGGTCTTTACCTTTACCTTTGCACCGGCGATGTGGGCAACCACCGGTAACCGTCTGTTCAACTCGTACAATGGCTCGACAGCTTGCCGTGTGACCGTGTGGGATTTCCGAATTGCCAAACGTGCACTGTACAACGGCGTGATCGTGAAACCGAGTGTGTTGCCTAAGATGCTCGTGGACTATAAGAAGTCCGTGCCCAATTTCAAGTTGCGGGTCGGATCGCTCACAGGAACCACGAACGGTGAACTGCGGGGCTTTGCCAAGCATGTGCTCTACGGCGGACAGCCAGTTAGTTTCGGTGAGTTGTTTCCGCAGGTGTTTTACCACACTGGCTTGCAGCGGATGATTCGCATCAAAGCCATCATTACCCAGAACGGCCAATACGTGGTGTTCTCCTGCGCCTACTCTAACGAAGTGCGTCAGACAGACACGCCATTGATGACCAACACCATTAAATTGGGCGCGTCGCAATGGAACATGTTTGCCGGTACGCCGCCTGGCATGGGTAACACCGGTGATGTCAACTTCTATTACACGGGAGTCGGCGCTGCGGGTGCGTTGTTTGCGACAGACGAAGCGTTGGTTGACTTCGCTTTCGTTTAAGGGAGAGGATTTACCTATCTTATGTACAGGCAGTTTCGACTGCACGTAAGGGGGTGATCCAGCCTAGTTCCTTCCCGGAACGGTGAGCATTGCCGCGAGGCATCGTATACGTTCCACGGCGCCTGTGCATGACCTGTCTCCGTTGCTGGGGACAGGTCACTTATGCCCTATCTTTACTTTTCGGAGTACACCCATCTACAGGACTCGACCTTATGCCTAATACCGCACCAATGATGACTGGTTGGAGTCGGATGATCATTTCTATCCGGCGCCGTATTACACGGAGTAAAGTGAGGATGTTCACCGCAGCCGGTGAGATCCTTTCCCAGAAAAAGGAATGGTACGGTTCAGCCAACACCATTGATGGCGTCTTCACCTTTGATTACACCAACGCAGGGTTTACCAAGGTCCTGCATGTCGAGCCCGTGGCGGTCTATGTAGACACCACGTTCAATAACCAAGTCATTGCCTGCATGAACTCCGTAACGCTTACCAAGGCCACTGGACGTACGGTCACAGGAGGCACTTCTGTTGTTGCCGGAAGCGGATTGACTAAGAAAGCAATCGTTTTGGTGATGATAAAAGTTGTAGGTTATTGATATCGTGTAAAAAATTCCTACACTGGTGTTTAGTATGTGAAGAACCCGCCGCCTACACCCCAACGGTTCCCATCGACCGTCAGCGCTTCGCCTTGAGCGATTGCTTACGGCGACGGGTCTTCACCCTGCTTCGTTAGCTCAGTTGGTCAGAGCACTAGCCTGTCACGCTAGGGGTCACCGGTTCAAGTCCGGTACGAGGCGCCATTGGCGATTAGCTCAGATTGGTAGAGCAAACGGCTGTTAACCGTTGGGTCCCTGGTTCGAGTCCAGGATCGCCAGCCAATTTCACGATCATCCTATAGCCCTTCAATGGAGACTTAGGATGATTAAGTTCTGGAAGTACCATTCATTGTCTATCAGTTTGTCCATCGTCTTCTTGGCGATGTTGATAGCCAGTTGGCCGCTAGGTCGTACCCTCTGGGACGGCAAGGGCGAATACTTCTACTTCTGGCTGGGACAGACAATCTTCAGCCTTGAAGCGGATGTGTTTGGGGGAATCATTCTGGTGCTGTTTACCAAGTGGTTCAAAGAGCGCCACAGCGCTTCCTCTAATCCTCCTAAAAATCATACAGCCATGTAGCTCAGTCGGTAGAGCAGAAGACTCATAATCTTTTGGTCGGTGGTTCAAATCCACCCGTGGCTACCAGTCTTTTCCAATCTTATGGTCACCACCAGAGAGAATGGAAATGCACGTTGATATCTCGCAGTACAAAATCGCTACACCGTTGCCTGTCTCCTTGACCAACCCAGTTGCTTTGGAAGTCATGGGCGCGTACGCCTTGGCTAACTGCTCAAGCTGCGTTGTCCAGTTGGAAGACGGTTCCATTCAGTTCACTGCCCTGACTAAAGGTGCAGCCAGCAAGAGCGTTCATCGCACTCGCACTGAATGGAAGGAAGCGGAGTACTGGGCCCTTTCGAGCGCTGCCCATCACTGGAGCCGCCAAGAGATAACGCTGGTCAAGGTCAACTCTGCTCAGAAAGTCGTCGTGGCTCAAGTCCACGTCAAGAACGCCAACACACCGGCATTGAAGGTGTTCTGGAACAAAGGCAAACTCACCATTGGCTTCCGTGCCAGTTTTGACAACCCTGAGCTTCAGAACCTGACGATCCTGGACAACGTGCCACTGGGCGTTCCGTTCAAGATTGCAGTGCATGTAACGAAGGCAGGTTCCGTCTCGGTCTCGGCGATGTGTCAAGGGCGTAAGTCCTCGCACCCACCGCTGCGTCTGGACAGCTCATGGCAAGACCGTGTCCTTCAGTTCCATGGCGGCATCTACAACCAGATCGATTACTCGTCGACCACTCACAAGGACGACGGCTCGGTCTGCATCATTACGGAGTTGTCCACAACTCACGAATGACGTTTAAAGGGTGAGTAGTTCAATTGGCAGAGCGCTGGTCTCCAAAACCAGATGTTGCAGGTTCGACTCCTGCCTTGCCCGCCAGTTCCTTTTCCTCAGCGTGTCCTATCTACCCTAGGCACCGAACTGCACGCTGAGGATCATAGCTCCACGACCCCACGACACGAGCCTGACGGTTGCACCAGTCTTGTATCAGGGAAGTTCACCGCCATACCCCGACGCACCGTACCGTGATCTGGCAACGCAGTCACGACTACCGCGCACCCTTGACCTAAGCGATAACAAGGTCACCCGCCACTGGGTAACGTGGCACACTTTCCGGAGAGGTTCCCGAGTGGTCAAAGGGATCAGACTGTAAATCTGACGTGCGACCGCACTTCGAAGGTTCGAATCCTTCTCTCTCCACCAATTTCATGGGTACGATCGCGGTAACGTCATAGCGTCGAGTAGCTCAAAGCAAAAGAGCAGCCCTAGTAACACGTAAGGGTTGGTTGGAGGTAGAGTCCGAAATCCTCCCTCGACACCCCACCGTGAAAGCGGATTAACAATAGACGTTATTAAAGGCCGAAAGGCTGGACACTGATCAACCCGCCCTTTAAAGAGACACGCCATGCTTGAGTCCATTGAAGAGAACCAGACTTATCGGTCTCCTAGTGGCCTTGAGTTCAAGGTGTTGTCACTTGCAAGACACGCTCAAGACTGTTCATGGCCCATGGTCGTGTACACTAATCTGGAGCCTACCAAAGACGCTCCTACTGGAACCGTCTGGGTAATCGCAGAGAGCATCTTCCTGCGAACGTTTTCATTGTTGTAATCCCCTGGATAGCTCAGTCTGGTAGAGCAGCGACCCCTGGTTGCATGTCGTAGGTTCGAATCCTACTCTCGGGGCCATTTCTGACAAACTCACACTCGCAGGCCATGGAGGGTGGGACATGCTGTACGGCGTTCCTAGATCGCCAGCGGTGACCGCGTAGCCCCGTAACCAATCGGAAACGTGCCACTGAGTTTGTCATTCGTTTTAATTGGGGTGTCGCCTAGTCTGGCCTAAGGCAACGGGTTTTGATCCCGTGAGCATTGGTTCGAATCCAATCACCCCTTCCATTTCGCATTGGAGATCTGCACGATGTGCAACCGTTTAGGTAAACGCAAGCGCCTTCTCCAAGGCAAGACAGCTGACCTCCCCTTCTCTTTGAAAGGGTTAGCAGGTTACTGTCCGAACCCTTCTGACTTCGTCTCATCCGTGCCCAGTTCGGTCAAACGTACAGGCGTGCTTCACATTACGGAGCATCCAGACGGCAGCGTCCAGTCGGTCCTCGTTCCCGATTCAACAGTATCATAGCTCAGCTGGCTAGAGCGCCGCCCTGATAAGGCGGAGGTCCGTGGTTCAAGTCCACGTGGTACTACCATCTACTGATCAATCCGTGCTTGCTCCGTAAACAGCGCATGCTGATGAAAGACCTGGCGGATAGATCCTGTTCTGTAGCTCAGTTGGCCAGAGCGTCGACCCGCATACGTCGAAGGTCCCTAGTTCGAGTCTAGGCAGAACGACCATTTTCCTTGTAATGCCCGTCCATCGTGGTCTTAGGCGCCCTGGTGCTGCCGAGTACGAACACGGTGCGCTGGGCACCTTTTCACAGCACTGTATCTCAGTTGGCAGAGACTCTTCCCTGACTGGCCCTTCGGGGTTCGGTCAACCATTTGAAGAAGGTCGGTGGTTCGAATCCATCCAGTGCTACCATGTAATGTCCAATCCCCGTACTCGCCGTCGCTCCTCGGACGCCTTTGAGCATTCCGATAGAGGGGCGAACCGACGACGGGGATTGGGCTCCCAACACTAGAGTGCGGCCTTAGGGTCGCTTTCTTTTGTCGCTGTAACGTGATTGTGCTGAAGCGCGCCTTCGTCCAAAACTTAGCTTCTAACTCCTTTGATCGGGAAATTAGCAGTGAGGACTCATGCCCGTCGGAAGAGTTGATCACTCGAACTCTGAGGCGGTGGTTGTGAATTCCGGTAGAACCCGAAATCCGGATGGCGTATTCTTGGCCGCCAAGTGCGGTGCAAGGGATGAAACAGGCGCAGTTGTGGGGACGTTACATTTCGAAGTATTGGCTGGCTGACGGGACCTGTGGAAAGGTTACTGCGCTAAGCCATAATACCGCGGTCTCGGGTCTTCGGAATTAAGTGGTTGAGTTTCCCCTCAGCTGCAAGAGGCACTATTTCATAAAGGCCTGCCTTCGGGCAGGCTTTTATTCCGTCAGTAAGGAAATCGCCATGACCTTGGAAGAGAAACACGCCAATCGTTACTACATCAAGAAAGTCAAGTGGCACCCGTGGGGCTGGGTAACTCTCTGTGGGGATGGAACGTTCCCAATCCATCGCGGTACCTACCTGCAATGTTTGCGCTACGCCAATCAGCTTCAGACAGCTTTCTACGATGGACTGTACGTCGGTCAGACCAAAGACAAGCTGTAACGTGCACCGTATCCTATGCCCTTTTGTAATTCTCTAGGTATTGGATATGAAAACGCCTTTATTGGGGGCGGCTGGTCGTAAGAAACCAGTGACGCCTCCACCAGCATACGGCGACACCACAGCAGGCTTTTACGGGCAGCGCGCTGAGGAAGACGTCATCAGTGCTTCGGCACTGGCCAGTGCGGTCGGTTTGAATATCGGCGTAGTGGTGACAGATGTTAAACCCAGTTGGCTGAAGTTTGCCTTGGATGGCAAAGAAGTGTTTCTGGCCACCCGTGCCTTTCGACACTCCATCACATGGGATCAGCTGTACAACAAGGGATTGTGTTTTGATGTGCTGGGGACTCAGGGAAAACCGACAGCGGTTAACCTACTCGCCCAGAACGCGCAAGTGACCATCAAGGGAATTCGTTATCGGGTCAGAAACATGACCATTGATGAATGGAATCGCTTGGTTGTCCCATTGCGTGAATGGTCTCCAGGGACGTTGTCTTTAATGAACATCGGTAACGTTCCTGCTGGAGCACGCTGGATGCTGAACTACGTGAATAACGTAAACGCCCGTGCTTGGCGGGGATGGACCAGCCTTACCACCGCGGGGAGTAACCCTTCCAACACCGGCGGTAGCTCCATGGGGTGGTCACCGATGCTTGAACCAATCTGATCCCCTTCACGAGAGTCCGCCTACGGGCGGGCTTTTATGCCGAATCTTATGAATGTTAGACGAGAACGATGGAGAAACGTGTTCCTTCCTTACGTCTGATGTGTAGCCGTGGAGCGGGCTTCCCTATCCTCAATATTGGTAAACATAATGAAATCGCAAGTAATGGCAGCAGCCCGTGTACTGTCAACCCATAAGCCAAAGGACTATGGCCCTGGACCTTCCATCATTCTTTCGGGGGACGAGAAGCTTGGTTATTTTGGCCAAGTGGCTGCGAGCCTTGTAGCAACCTCAGCTGAACTGACCGCGCTGGCGGGCTACACACAGGGCAGTGCAATTTCAGACACCTCTCCAACGTGGCTGAAGTTCATTGACAACGGAAAGGTTCTTTTCGTTTCCAAACGCCCTTTACGTCACAGCGTCACGGTTGAAGAGATGCAGCGACTGGGTATCCGTTTGGGTAAAGAGATTACCCTCAAAGGCCGACAGTTCAAGATTCGCCTCATGACCGGTGGTAACGCCGACCCAGCCACGGCAGCTGGGGGTGAATGGAATCGGTTGATGTACCCTGTCTGCGTAGCTCGACCAGCGGGTGTTCCTGCATGGGCCGCTTTCTCTCCAGCCGATTTGGGCATCAACACTGACTCTTCTTCAGGTGGGGCGACGTTCTGTCAGGAGAAATGGGCCAGTAACAACTATTACACCATCCGAGGCTTTACCGGGCTTACTTACGCCGGGGGTGGTAACAACATTGGGTCTAACGGCGGGGTCTTCGGTTGGCGTCCCGTGCTCGAACTCATCTTGTAACTTTTAAGTAGGTGCCTCATGTCCTTGTACACTTTGCTGATCTCAGCTAACAAAACTCACAAGCAATCGACCAGTACGCTGTCGATCAAAAACCCCAAAGTAGGCCAAGACGGCATCTACCAGATCTACGACGATGCGGGTAATACTTTCCCCGCCTGGGTAGACATGACCACGGACGGCGGGTACTGGATTCAAGTCCTTCGCTGGAGTACACCCCTTGCGGCGGGTAACATGTCGCCCATGAACAAACAGCTGGTTAAAGGACAAGCCATCTCGGGGTTCTCGGCTGTACCCGGTAGTTACCCGTCGATTCCTGCGGGCAAGATTGGCGCTAACCCGGCCAACGAGTTCCTGTTCCAAAACGAACACGCGCAATGGAAGACGCTGTACGGCAACTGGCAGCGTGGCAACCTCTTCCCAGCAGGCACTACGTCGATTCAACCCGGCGTACCGATCCCGGTGGTCACCTCCATTGGCAACAAGAACTTCTGGGGTGCACGCGGCGGTTGGAACTTGGTCACCGACATGACCTCGCTTCAGTTCTCGTTCTGGACTCAAGCAGGCGCGGGCGGACCATGTGGTGGTTCTGGTGTAGTTGGTAACAACAAGTGCTGCCCGATGGCGGACAACGGGGCGTACTCGTCTCACTGCGACTACACCAACCTCAAACGCGCATACCTGCGCGCATCCAACTACCCAAAGAAGTAAATAAAAACCAACTTGGGTGTATTATATGTAGAGTAGACTCAGATCACCTACGGCACTCCTCCTGCTCGTTCGCGACGAGTAGGGGGTGTATGCCGTGTGCATTCTTTTATCCCTATGTAAACGTATACTGTACAGAAACGGAGGTTACCATGTCTGAACTCATTCACCATCAGCCACCAGTCCTGACCTTCGACGGTCACGTCCCCGCGGTCAAGGGCTACTACAACCTGTACGATGCGTTTGCTGAATCGGGTGTCCAGTTGAGCGACCAGATGGCAAAGATCGAATTGATCTCGCTACTGGACGATAATCTTGAAGAGTCGTTCAAGGACAACGGCAGTGCACAGTACGCCTTTCGTGCCACGTACCAGTACGGGCCTATCAGCGGACGGCTGGATCATGAGACGGGTGTCTTGACCCTGAACACCTATAAACAGGTGCCGCACATCAAACTGAGGTTGCGGCTGCACGTCTGGCGCTAATCGTATGCGATAATGCACACTGCCTAGGCTAGCGCAATGAAAACGCCTCTCTTAGCGGCCAAGGTTCCTAAGCCGCCCGTTGATCCATCCATCCTCGTTAATATCCCCTTTGATAAAGATCATCTCGATACCGTGGGTAACACCACACTGGCGATCTTTGGCTATCCGAACAACGTGCCAACCATTGAACAAGTAGGTGGACGCGGCGCGCTAAGAGTGACGGCTAACCAAGGGATCACCTACACGGTCATTCCCGGCAAGCCTCGGTTGTTCAACACCCCGCACTGGCGCATGGAGTTTGAAGTGATGTTGGTCAACCCAACACAGTTCAAGCACGAGACAGTGATTGCGTTTCGTAAGGCCAGCAACCTGTCCGATTACATGTTCTTCTTCTGGAAGAGGGCTCAGAACAGCCATCGGTTCCAAGTGACCGGTTCGTCGTGGAAAGTTGAGACAGCCCCCATGTTTGCCGACACCACGACGATGTCCGTCAATGTCTGGCGTAAGTTTGCCATTGAGCGGACTGAAGCGGACAACACCATGCGTTTCTATGTGAACGATGTCCTCATGGGCAGTCGGGTCACCAGCATCGACCTCAGCTGTGATGTGATTGAACTCATTAAGGCTGCGTCTCCAGACTTCTTCAATGGCTGGATTCGTAACCTGAAGATCACTCGATAAAGTCGGGTAATTAATTACAGCTGGAAAGGATGGTGTGTAGATAACTCATTTTACAAAGGAAGGCTCATGACTCACGAATACGTTAGCAACAAGATCGTCACCGCGTGGCCACAAGAGAAAGATGGCGCTGCTGGTTACGGTGTCAAGTACGAATCCGGCCACATCAGCTGGAGCCCTAAAGAGATCTTCGAGAAGTCGAGCGTCTCCATCGGCAACATCGCACACCTGCCGCCGCATCAACAACGTGTACTGGCTGAGAAAGTTCAGCTGGACGCGCGCATCAAAGCGCTCAAGTCGTTCTTGGCTATGCCTGTGGTCGTGCTGCCACCGTACGAGCTTCAGCTCATGAACCTTCAACTGGGGCACATGGAAGAGTACTCCAAAATCCTCGACCTGCGCATCGGCGAGTTCGGTATCACCAAGCTGGGCATGAACGACAGCTGGCTGCGTGAGAAGGTCGAAGAGCAACAGGCCGGTGACAGCCGCACCCAGTTCCAGAATGACTGGACTGCTGGTCCCGATCCGATCCCGTTCAAGCTGGACCTCAAGGCTCAGCAGGTCAATGCTTACGCACTGACCGACCCGAACGCGGAAATGGACAGCACCGATTCGCTGAACTACGTGGACGTGCGCAAAGTCTTCGACAGCGTCGGCAACGTACTGCCTTTCACCACCAACAAGGTGGAAGGCACACCGGTGTTCATGAACCGTTTCGCCGTGACCGGCCCTGAGTTCGACTTCTACGTCGAAGCCAACCTGCAACGCGGCACGGTGGAAATCGTCATCAATCAGGCAGCGCCTGGTCTGAGCGTCGAGTTCATTGCTCAGCGCATCAACCACAACCGCCGTCAGGGTTAATCCCCTCGTGTAAGGTGCTCTCCTTCGGGAGAGCGCTTTATGCTATGAGTGCACAATCTTTCAGTGCTACATTACAAACGGGAACATACCCGTACTGCCAACACTTACACAACTCCAGAGGGTACTAACCATGATGAGTCAAGGAATCAGTCTGATCCTCGTCGATGACGAGAATGAAATCCCGAGTTTGTTGCCGTTGCTGCACATTGACAACGTCGTGGCGTTGGACGACATGATCAACCACCTCGACACGCTGTACGACGAAGTGTTCTACGTGCTCTTCACAGGCCCTGAGAGCGCTGCTGAGAAGTACCTGCACATGTACAACGTCCGTCGGGCAATCGTTGTCCACAGCGGCAAAGCGAAAGCCCACGGGCGTGACCTGACGTGGATCAAAGCGGTATTAGGCAATAGCAAGCGTGAAGTGGTGCGGGGTGTGCTCCCTGAACCCAAGTTGAACTTAGGTTTCTTGGACCGCTCAGGTGGCTTCTCGCAACCTGAAGAGAAAGATGACCCGTATGCAGAGTTGGGCTACCGGCGATAACACTAGAGGCAGGGGCATTTGCCCCTGCCTCTATGCCGTCTCTTTTCTTTTGGACTGTAAAAACAAATGGCCATACATTATTCTCTGGAGTAAAGCAGTGTGCATGCTCATCCCTTAAGCAACTAAGAAGGATACTCTGTCATGTCCGTACGTGTAAAAGCCGTTACACTGGAAATCCAACCAACTTCGGAACGCGTTAACCTGCGCCAAGTCCTCACTGGCCTGAACCTGTGTGGTCATCTGACCCCTATCCAGGTCAACCACGAACTGCTGCTCAAGAACAACCCGCACACGCAGATCGACCTCAGCGGTTCGGTGCTGACGTTCAAGAACAAGTTCGACCGTGCGATCGAGGTGGAGATCAGCATCTCGGAGCCACCGGCCAATACCAGCCCTCACCAACCGGGTCGTCCTGCTGACGCTGAGCGTCCGTGCAGCGAGATCCCATTGCCAGGTGGCGGTGAGTGCGTGCTCAAGGAAACCGAAGAAGACAAGCAGTAACATGCTACACGTCTACAGCCGATGCGGGTCGGCTGTAGATCCCTAACCACATTTAAAGGAAAGCTCTCGTGAAACACGCAACCATCTATGCATTTGGTTCAGACAACGCTGGACAGATCCAGAAGTACCTGGACAGCGACGTCTACAAACAACTGGCGGCTGACACTGGCGCTACCTTGGACATGTTTTTCGGTCCTCTGAGCAAAGCGCCATTTGACGTGGTCATTGCGCCGGGCAACAGCTACGGCATCATGACCGGTGGCTTCGATCAGGGTCTGGTGGACCTGTTCGGGGAGAAGCTTCAGAACCGTGTGCAACATGTCATCCGCACCAAACACGCCGGTGAACTGAACGTGGGTGCAGCCATCTTTGTCAAGTGCATGGACGAAGAGAACCGCCACTGCGCGTATGCTCCCACGATGAGGACGCCTAAAGAACTGCCTCGTAACAGCGACATTCCGTACATGGCCACGCGCGCTGCGCTGCTCATGATCGATAAAGCCGACATTGGCCCGGAACCCCAGATCCTCATCCCGTTGATGGGTGTAGGCACTGGTGGTCTCGACGTCAAATACGTGCTCATCCAGATTCACATGGCGCTTGGCAGTATTGCCAATCCGCGCAACGTGACCAACCTCAACGACGGCCAAGACATTGATCAAGCGATCACGGTCTACGGCGCAGCCTCTCGTTTCCGTTAAGGAGCCATCATGGCAACTGTACGTCAATCCGCTGGTCATGCGATCAGCCATTTCTTCACCGTGTTCGTCCCACTGGCATTTCTGATGAATGTCTTCTTCCCTGTGCAGAATGTGTTTCGCAAACTGTGGTGGAAAGCGTGGGGCCATAACCCTGATGAGAACATTGGGTTTCATCTCGACAAATTGAGCTTTGACCACAACTGGCACAACCGCGCCGTGATCACCCAGATCGTGGCGGGCATGGCCAAGTTGTTCTACAGCGATCCGATGACCAGCATCGCTGTGAAGATGTACAACGATTACCGTTTCCATCAATACCAGCCGTACGACGTCTGGGCACCCATTGACGTCTGGGCTCAACTGGAACAACCCGGCAAAGCCATTATCGACTGGTTCATTGATGTCGAAGGCATGCCGCGCTCGCGTCTGGACTACATGCTCAAGTCCAACCCGAACTTCGTCGAATGGTACACCGAAGCGATCGAAACCAAGATGCTCGACGAAGAAGGCTACGAAGCCCTCAAGGCGTCGAACAAAGCCAAGCGTGAAGCTGAATGTACTGTGCCGTGACGTGGCCGCAGTATCCGCACCGGGAACCTGAAATGTGTCCGGTGCGAGAGATACCTGTATACGCATTTGATGTAAACCCTGAGCAAGTGGGTATCTACCAGACTATCGACTTGATCACTGACCCAATCAACCCTCCGACATCCCCGACTGAACAGGAAGCATCCGGCATGACTATCATCGACAGCAGTGCAGGTTTCGGTCCCGACACCGACGACGCAGGTAGCAAGGCCCGTGAGAAACTGGCCTTGACAGGCGCCGCTATCAAGCGCAAAGCGTTGTTGATGTGGATGTGGATCAAGATCATCACCTTCCTTGCGGTGTGCGGCATCGTAGCGTTTGGTTACTACTCCTACCAACACCGCGTCAAGACTTACGTTACCGACCACCGACCTTGCATGGTGGAAGCCGAAGACAAGTCCTGGAAGGTCACAGGCTCTCGCGCTTACTCCTACCAAAACAACGAACTGTTTGGTTTCCGTTGGTCTGAAGCGGCAGCTGTCGAGGAGAAGACCGAACTGGACGTCACAGGTAACCTGATGGTCGGCGGTGCCTATGAAGGCGGTTACTGGTGGGTCGCTGTTACGGACAAGACCACCCGCCCTGTGTACCTCAAGCCAGCCTCGCTGTTGATCTTCATGGCCAACAACAAGATGCTGATCACCAACAATGAGACCTTCTGCAAATGAGGTAGAACATGCACTATCTAGGCTACGTGTATGGGCCGAAAGATAAGGAGACCTTGACGCGGATCTTGGCTCCTTACAACGAGCAAGAAGAATACGGGGTCACCTTGGGTCCTGAGTTGGTGGTGTTGAGCAACATCCCGACCATGACGCTGGAAACGTCGCTGTTCGACATGATCGTGGCCTTCCGTGAGATCGACCGTCCGTTCTTCAGCCGTGCCAGCCCGATCCTGATCGTGGAAAGTCTGGCTGATTATGAACTCAGTCAGGTCCGTGAACTAGGTGCGTTCGTGATCGCTTACGATCTGGACAGCAAAGAAGCCACCGCCAAGATGGCCGTGACTCGGGCTTTCTGGGATTGGTGGGTCGTCGGCGGGCGCTGGCCGATCCAGTTCGAAGGCAAGAACACTGCCGGTGGCTGGAACATGTACAAGAACATCATCAGTGAAGCTGAAGTGAGCTGGGCTGTTGACAAGGAAGCGTTGGAGGAAAAGAAAGCCAACCGCTTCACGTCCTTGCGCATGGGCGAGATCGACTGGAAGAAAGCCAAACAAGAGCGGGTCACGAATGCGCTTGAAGCCTGGGAGTTTGCCAACAAGCACCTGCCCGGTCTTCCGCGGATCTCGGACCTTGTCACCAAGATGAACCTGCCCAAAGGCACCCGCTACGTCGACTTCAAACACGATGAAGTGTCGGCCTGGCAGAAACGAGTGGCAGAGGTGACACATGCCTTGCGACCTGACGACTGGGAGAAGATGTTCTCCATTCGTGATGTCGTCGGCATGACGCGCCGTGAAGTCATTCGTTATGCCCTGTTGCGTACGCACCTGCCGTTGTTCGGCATCTTCTGGGAACAAAAGTACGACAGCGACAAACGTGGCATGGTGGAAGAAACCACGGTGTACGATTTCAGCTGGGCAACCTTCCCTACGGACAAGGACGCCAAAGACATCCTCCGTCGGGTGCGTAACCTGGACCCTTCTACTGTCGTCACTGCGATCGACATCCACAACTAAGGAGACGTCATGTCTACCGTTTCGTACATCATCAGTCTGCTCGTTCCCGGCGAAGAGCTGAAGTTTGTCCGGGTTGAACCGGAAGGTCTGACCGAAGAGTTCAACGAGTGTGCTTCGTGGCAGGACATCAACGATGCTATTGGCTACCGGGATGCACTCATGGAAGGCTTCAAGGCGCAAGGCTATCGCACAGCCACGCCTGAAGACAACCTCGGTACCGTTGAAGACCCGTTGGCCAACACCGTGATGTTTACGGTGCTGCGTCACACGCTCGAACCGATCCGTACCTCGCACCTGATCAAAGACGGCGTGCATTGATCTGAACCGGAGAGGGGGAACCCTCTCTGGCTTTATTCCCTTTTCTTTTGGAGTGCTCCATGCAGCAACATTACCTTGACCGCTCTGTTCACCTGAAACAACTGTGGACAGCCTTGGCTGCGGTACGGGCCAAGTTCACCAGCCGTGAGGAGATCTACACCCACACGTTCCAATCTTTGAATGCGTTTGTACTCAGCCTGCGCACTCGTTACGTGAACCCTGAGGACAGTCGCTTCCGTGTCTATCAGATTCGCATTGACGGGGAATGCGATGGCCGCTTCATGCAGGTGTACTACACCCGTCTGGACGGTGTTGACATGTTCTTTTACGTCGTCGAGAGCGAAAGCCGTTTCTACATTGGCAACGATGACATGGGCATGTACGTCGACATGGCGAAGGTGGATGATGAGTATGACATGATCGGCATTGGTCCAGCGTGTGAAAGCATGCTGTGCGCGCAGTTGCAAGACATCGTGCTCGATTTCCGTGAATTCCTGACCGACCCTGAGCTGAGTTGCTTCGATCAGCAGTATTTAGGAAATCGTGTGCCCCTTCATGTGGTAGTTCTTTAATCACACAAGGTAAATGGCGTGGATCAGGAAGTGATCAAATGGCTGCACAGCGCTTCTGGTCGTAGCAAACGTTCCAAGGTCACCAAAGAAGGCTGCTTCATGCTCGAACATGAGGCAACAGGTCGTTTCTACGTGTCTGAGAGCGCTTCTGTCAGCGAAGAAGTCGATAACCAGCTCAAGCTACTGGCATTGAGCAAACACCCTAACAAGCTCCTCAACGGCCTCTACAGCAAGGATGGAGAAATCCGTGTCTACGAATACCCCGCCAAAGGAAAGTCTGCTCGGGCCAAGCTCGTTGGAGCCCTTACCGGAGGCGAAGAAGAAAAGGCCTACCTCTGCCTCAACCACAAACCTCGGCCCGTACGGCGAAAACGATTGGGACCTCGAAGCAGCGATTAAACGGGCGTGCATGTACCCCAATCAGTTGGATGCCTTGAACTGGATCGTGCAGTGGGAACATGAGCGTGCCAGTGCTCAGTTCTTTCGCACCGGTAAACGGGAGGCCAACTTCCGGCAGTTGATGGGGCGTGTTATTCAAGAGCACACCCGGATGTCCATGATGACCGAGCTGTCGCCGTGGCCGGGTAAACCCGCTGAATAAGAGCAGGGGCGCTAAGCCCCTGCTTATGCCGCGTAAATACTTTACAGCGATACATTATTCACGGGAATAACAGTCAATTTATAAAATCCCCAGAGATCATCTGATGTGACATGCCGTTAATAACCCCTTATTTCCGAGGCCTCTCTCATGGAAATCGAAGAGACCATCCAAACCGCTCATGACCGCGTCAAGCTGCTCAGAGAGAAGATCGATCACCTGAACTATCAGTACCACACCTTGAGCGTTCAAGAAGTGCCTGACCCAGTGTTCGATTCGCTTAAGCGGGAACTGGCTGAACTGGAAGTGGCGCTCTGTATCGATGATAAAGAGTCGCCTACCAAGACTGTCGGAGCGACTGCTGCGGGCAGTCACTTTGAGATCGTCAAGCACTACAGCCCCATGCTCAGTCTGGCCAACGTCTTCTCCCCCAAGGAGTTGATGGAATGGGTCCATGACACCATGGCCATCAATGACGTGCTTCAGGAAGACCCCAAGCTTGATGGCTTGAGTCTGGACCTGGTGTACAAAGACCGCATGCTCAAACAGGCCATTACCCGTGGCGATGGCTTTGAAGGTGAGGACGTCACCGAGAACGCTGTCAACGTCTGGGGCGTGATCACCGACTTGGGTCTCTCGGCTCCAATGGGGTTGATCCAAGTGCGCGGTGAAGTGGTCGTCACCAAAGACCATTTCAACAAGATCAACGAAGAGCTGCGGTTGATTGGCAAGAAGCTGTACGCCAACCCTCGAAACTACGCTGCCGGTTCCCTGCGTCTAAAGAACTCTGACGAAGTGCTGAACCGTCGTCTGAACTTCGTGGCGTATGAAGTGGTGTTCGACAACAGCGCTGTGGACACATGGACCCTGGAACACTTGCAGGACTGGGGCTTCAATGCGGTCCCGTTCAAGACGTACAAACTCAGCGCCGAGCTGTACGCCAATGAAAGCTTCTACAACGAGTTGGTGAACTCCGGACTTGAAGTGCGTCCTGAATGGCCATGGGAAATCGACGGTCTGGTGTACAAGGTCGCTGACCGTAAGTTGCGCGATGCCATTGGTCAGCGCAGCAGTTCACCGAAGTGGGCCACGGCGTACAAGTTCCCTGCTGAAGAAGCGGTGAGTTTCCTCTGGGAGATCCGTTGGCAAGTTGGGAAGTCCGGTGCCGTAACACCTGTGGCGGGTATCAAGCCCGTGCGAGTGTGTGGTGTGACCGTCTCCAGTGTGAACCTGCACAACTGCGCTGAGATCGAGCGGTTGGATCTGCGTATCGGGGACCATCTGGTCGTCACCCGTCGGGGCGATGTGATTCCGAAGATCGAATCGGTCATGAAGGATCTGCGTACGCCGGACATCGAGAATGCACTGATTGTCTACCCCAAACATTGCCCAAGTTGTGGGTGTGAGTTGGAGCGCCATGATCACTCGATGTACTGTCCGAATAACACCGGTTGCTCTGCCCAGTCGGTAGCCCGTCTGGATCACTTTGTCAGCCGAGATGCCCTGAACATCAAGCACTTGGGTGAAGCCACACTCAAGGAGCTGGTGCGCCATGGGCTAGTGGGTTCGTTCTCATCCTTGTTCTACTTGGGGGACGAAGACCTGAAGGTGGTGCTCAAGTCGGATACGGTGCGCCGCAAGGTCCTGACCAATATCCATGCAGCCAAGACTCAACCCTTCCGCCGTGTGTTGCTGGGCGTGGGCATTCCTGAAGTTGGGGAAGGTACCTCTGAGCGACTGGCGGTGTGGTACAAGAACTTCGGGGAGCTGTGTGAGGCTACTCAGGAGGAATTGGAACGCATCCCGGACATCGGTGAGGAAACCGCCAAATCGATCGTGGACAGCTGCATCCAGAACCGTCGTGAGTTTCTTTCTTACGACAAGCTCTTCACTTATGTAGAGGAGGATGATAGCGACCCTACGGTGGAGCGTGATCTGGAAGGCAAGCGTGTGATTGTGTCGGGCACTTCGTTCGATGGATTGTCGCGCAGCCAGATGGAAGCCAACGTCAAAGCCCGCGGTGCTAAGCTGACGTCCTCCGTCAGTCCTAACCTTGACATCCTGTTCGCAGGACCGGGTGCTGGGCCTGAAAAGATCAAGAAAGCCTTGAAGCTTGGCTTTGTCCAAGACGGCATCCAATTTATCAATCCGAAGGGGATCAGTAATGAATAAGACGGTAGAAGACATCATCGGTTCTGTACCGGCCGAGTCGACTATCATCGGTTGGGGTGAGGTTCGGCTGATGCCGACCCTCTTCCGTGACATGGTGATCTGGTGCACCAAGCACACTGAAGCGGTCAAGTTCCAGTTTGCTGTGGACATCGAGACAGCCAACTACATCAACACGGACGAGCTGTGCCCGATCGTAGTGAGCGAGAACTACCGCGCTGCTCCGCAAGACGGCAGCCGCATCGGTGCCTACGACGGCCAGGACATGCACGTCCTGGGCTTCGACAACGGCAAGCACTACCTGGTCATGATGTGCTTGGATGACAACGACAAAGTGGTGTACGTCGCCACCTCGTTGCTCAAGGACATCGAAGCGCAGAAGAACATTCTGCCAAAGGTCACTCCGTACAACGTCAAAGCCCTGTCGGGTAACTTCGAGGATTAACCATGCAAAACATCTATGATCTGATTTTCAGTGCTCTCAAGAACATCGAGAATCAGAACGATCCCAAGCGTCGCGGTGGCTTCAGCTTCTCTGCCCATGGCAAGTCAGCCGCACACAACCTTAAGTTCCGCTTTCAACGCGGTGACAACCCACACGGTCAACTGACTTGGACGCCAGTCTCCGGTAGCCTCGGCGCAGGCGGTAACACCGTACAAAACACCATCACTGACGAAGACATCCAGAATGTTCAAGTCCAGTGCGAGAAGGTCGAGATCAACCCGTACTGGGCAGAACGTGTGGTTCTGTTGTTCAAGGCCATGCAAAGTCTCGGTCTGTTGATGCCGACCTTTCAGGTACAAGGCTACCATCCGTCGTGGCGCTCTGGCGGTGGTTACGCCCTGAAGGTCAAGGGCTGGCTGCACAGCGAAGAAGGCGCGCCTCTGGGTGAGCTGGAACTCGAAGTGCACGCTTTCCCGATGGGTCAGTACGAGAAGAGCGCCCACCTCTTGGAAAAGGCACAAGCGGCCCGGCAAACCCGCCCACTGGACCGTCAACAGATTGACGAAGCGGCTCGCGCTGCTGTGCCTCTGGGCATCGCTGAAAAGCAAGACGTCGTGGTGCTGGGGAGCAGCCATAACTCGCTGACCTCTCTGGCACGCAGCGGCGGTATCGGACACATTCCCAACGCCTAACACACACTAACCATTTTACTGAGGAGTAAAGTAATGCCAACGCGTCATGCGATCTTCGCGCAGTCATTGTTCGGGTACATCGGCAAACGGGGTAACCATCCGCTTCTCTGGAAGCTTAAAGGTGACCTGCCTCGTTTCAAAGCCCTGACTGACGGCGCTGCCATTATCATGGGGCGTCACACGATGGACAGTCTGCCCGGACTGCTGCCCAACCGCTTCCACATTGTCGTGTCTCGTACACTGGCACCAGGGTTGGATGGTGATCAAAATGTCGCAGTGGTCAGTTCGTTGGATCAAGCGTTTGCTCTGGCAAGCGAATACGGTTACGAAGATCAATTCGTGATCGGCGGTGGGGACCTGCTCAATGAAGCGATCCCTTACTGCCACAAGATCCATCGTACAGTTGTGTTGGAGCGTGAACCCATCGACGGCGACATGTCGATGGTCGCTTTACCGATGAAACCCCCGCACTGGGGGCGCTTCACCATGGATTCAATCGAAGAACACCATGACGACGAAACCGGCGGTTATGACTTCGAAGTGTACACCCAACCTGAGCCTCTTCAACCCAAGTAAGGAACATCAATCGTGAAACGCATTGCTCTCTTCTGTGCCTTATTGAGCCTCGCTGCAACTTCCCATGCAACAACCGCAGCAAAGCCCACCAAGGTCTTTATCATGACGGCGCAACACTGTGACCTGTTTCAAGAAGGCACGGCCCGCATGGTGAAACAGAACCGTGAGGGTATGAGTCTGGAAGCGTCAAAGTTCAGCATCGAGAACGAATACCTGACCGGCCCTAACAAGCTGGTCTATTCGCAGATCAAACCCTATCTCTACGCTGTCACGGATGAATACTACGACAACCAGTCTCTGGCGGAAATCGATTACGCTTCGGTGATCGGTCGTAACTGTCGGGACATGATCGGCCGTACGGCTCAGTGAGTACATACACAGCCAGGGCACGTGCCCTGGCTGTGTATGCCTTCTTTTTTCTTTCGAATACTATGTTGAGGACTTCGCACACACAGGAACTATTAACATGTCGGCACTGACAGATTACAATGCTAAGCTGCGCCAGCTCTCAGAGTCGATCCGGCTCAAGATCGCTGGCAAGCTGGGCAAAACCGAACAAGCAGCAGACTCGGCCAAGTTGGGCGGGAAATCCCTGACTGATCTCTACGCCATTTTCAACATCAAAGATTATCAAGTAGCCAGTGAATACATCACGGTTGCAGCAGATGGTGTCAAACAGTACGACCTTCAGACTCTGATGACGGCGGCTGTCTTTGCCACCTTCGACATCAAGACCGTCGAGATTCTGGTTCGCGCCAAGGACACCACCGCCTCCTCTCCGTTGTTCAACGCTTACGCTAACGCTGAAGCCTTGGTCACTTACGGGATCAAAGATGAGCGCTATGTGATCATCGCCAACCAGTCCGGTGCGTCTATCGACTTGTACGTGAAGATTCGCGTGCAGCCCAAATAAGGACTGAGTCATGGCCGATATCTCCTTTGACGTCGCAGAGGGTTATTACCTTTCGCCGTTCACAGCCAAGATGATTCTGAGCGGGAACGTTCAGAGCCTGCAATTTAGCGTTAACGGTGCTCCTCCATCGATCTCCAAGTACGTCGCGTATGACCAACTCACTCCGCCTAACCCGTTCATTGCGGTTACGCAAGATGGGACAGGGAACGTGGTGTATGACGGCGGGTTCCCCAAGTTCTACAACAACGTTGCACCTACTGCGGGGATCAACGCATCGATCTCCATGGAGTTCAGTGCCAAGTGCGTCGGTGTAGCAGCCGGGACCAATGCGTACTACTACAACGCCTTCAACGACCTGAACGTGACCTTGGCCATTGGCGACAAACTCGTCTATGACATGTGGCAGAACAGTGTCGATTGCCAGACCGGTATTGACGGTGTGACAGCGGACTCGGCGGACCTTGCTACTTATTCATTGCGCGACTGGGGCCGCACCACACCCGGTGTAGGCGGTGGGCAGATCAAGGATCAGAACGGACTGAGCAGTCACCCTGGAACCAACTTGGGGACACGCGCGGTCAACCAATGGTACCACCGTGAATTTGACCTGACCCCAGCGGCAGGGCACAAGTTCATTCGATGGTCCATGGCAATGGAAGGTGAGACACCGGGCGACTTCTACGCTCGTTACCGTGACGTCTACATTCTGGACAAGAACGGAGCGATCAAAGCGACGCTGTTTAAAGACACGCTCAAATTACCGGGTAACTCGTCGACTGAAGCCGGTGCCTCAGGCTACACCAACTTGGCCAAGTCGATCTACGACCCGCGAGGTCAGTTGTCGGCATCGTTTAAGTACTTGTACAACGCGATCATCTGGACGGCTAACCAGAAGAAACTGGCTGCCGGTAATCGCAAAGTGCTGGTGCTGGGCGACGGTACTGTGAACTACCGGATCAAGGGCACGGGACCCAATGACTTCAACACCAGTTTGGTGCGGTTGTTTGCAGCGGTTGGGTTCACCCCGACATTCAAGGATGTAACTGATTACACTGGTGGTAAACTGGATGAATCAGCAGCCAGTCTGGATCAGTACGTCTGTGTGCTTTTCATGTCCACTGCGAACGGCACCACTGGGTACTTCACCGATGCCTGTGTTCAAGCGTTGGTCAATTACCGAGAAGCAGGGAACGGTCTGATTATTGTGACTGACCACGGTCCGGTGATCACGGACATTGCTAACGCGTATCCCTTTACCGAAGGCAACGCATTCTTCGCCTCGGCTAACCAGTTGATCAAGAACTTCGGTGCTTACTTCTCTGGCAACTACGACCGTACACCGGTCAACGTAGGTTTCCTGCGTTCAACGTACGGGGATCACCCCCTGTATGCAGGGATGACCAACGATGAGAGTATCGCCGCAGGTCCTTCTGAAAGCCGGGTGCAAGTGGCGGTGTATCCTACGGTATTGCCGGGGGATGTCCAACCGTTCAACATCGGCAATGGCAAGACGGTCATTCAAGTCACCGCAGTGCTCAAGTCAGGGGAAATCATCCCTTTCAAGATCACGTACAACGTTGTGAACTTCAAGCTGTCGATCAGCGATGGAACACAGTCGGCTGACAACGGACAGAAGCTCAACGTCGGTGTCAAGAACCAGTCGCTCATCAATGTCGTGCTCACCGGTAACCCCGGTGTAAACGCATCGGGCACCGTACTGAAAAACGGCGTCAAGGTCGGGTCCATTGCCATTACGGCAGCAGGGGTGCTGAGTCAGCTCTGGGACAGTGGAGGCCAAGGGGCAGTGGCTGTGCAAGGAGGTGATACCTTCAGCGCCGTGATCACCACACCAGTCTCTTTGACCACGGTCATCACGATCACCCGTTTCCAGCCTTCGATTAAAGGTAAGCGCAGTCTGGCAGAGGTCATGAAGACCCTGCGAGCGTACAAGCCAACACAGACCCCGATCAAGAACGTCATCGCCATCATTGGTGAGATTGCCTCGGTCGTGCCTTGGTTGGGGCTCAAACCTTCGCTGAACATGCCCACCAACCTGAAACTGATCGGTGACTACTTCCTTAACCAAGGATTGGCTGCACTGGTCTTGCCGAATGCGGGTAGTAAACCGTATGACGCCAACGCTCGGCCATGGGCGGCAAGTGGGGCGTACGCGTTGTGGAAACCGGCCAACCCTGTTAACGGGACGCCAGTGGACTTTGGCTACTTGATGTTCTCCCCGGTCTACGGAACGGAATTGGTACCGGGTAACTTCAAGCTGGACTACTACGCCAACCTGTACATCCCGGCAGGGACATACCGGCTGTTTGCACAGGCTGATGATATCTTTGACTTCTATCTGGACGGGTTGCAGTACACCCAGATCGGTGCTCAAGGCGAAGCCACGATCGTCATCCCTGAAAGCCGTTACTACGCTGCAAAGGTGTCCAACACCAATATCCCAGCCGATACCCCGTCGTATTGGACGTTTGCCATGGTCAACATGACAACGGGCGAAGTCGTCATTCGCCCTGCTCCTGGGGTCTGGAAGACCCAAGAGTACAGCGCTTCGTAATAAGCAAGGCAGAGGACCTTCGGGTCCTCTGTTTATGCCGTCTATTGAAAAACAATGAGGTCCTACATTACTAACGTGAAGGTGGTCACTTCAAGTCGTCTTTTAAAGAAATACCTGATCGTATTCTTATACGCCCCTTAACCTTTGTAGGAACTCAACCCATGAAATTCCGTGAACACCGCGGCAGTCTCGATGACTCGATGAGAACGTCGGTCGAACTGGGCAATCATTTTGCCGACCTCTGCAATCACCTTCGTATTCTGCAAGGCGGAGAAGGCAACGCGTTGCCAGTGATTTACCGCAATGACCAGATCATGTTCAAAGTGGCTGGTGGGCCCGACGCCCGTATCGGTTGGGAAGGTTCAGTCTACGTCATCCTCGACGGACATGGCGTACTTGGCATGGTAGACCGCATTCCGGAAGGCACTCCAGCTGTTCAAGTACTGCCTTCCGTTGACGCAGGTGTTGCCATGTTGGCAGCGCAGAACGAGTACAAAGCAGATGAGCATGTAGGTGACACGCAAAAGCATTACTTCACAACGGCGGGCGGTGAAGCATCGCTGAACGATTTGATTGCACTTGCAGGAGCAACGACTACCCGTGCCGACGTCCCACTCATCCACGCTACTGGATCTCGGGAGCCTGAACATTACGACTCCGTTGTATCGGCTCTTCCTCAGTTGGAATCCACGCCGCTCGCCAATGGGCAGCATGAGACCTTCAATGGTGCAGAGTGGCTCAAGAAGCTACGTGATATGGTTGCCAACGAAGACAACGACCAGGCACTCGTCTTCATCGACAGCTTGAGTTCAGCCACGGCGCAGACAATAACCCCTCCTGCAAAAGTCGAACCCGGTCAAGGGGCAGCTGCCTTTGCCAAGCTCGAAGATTGGGCTGAAGACTTCGGTCATCCTGACTTCCAGTCGTGGGTTCAGTCTCTGCCGCCTCACATCGTGTCTCAGTGGAAACAGGCCGACGCCGGTATGGTTATCGTCCCAGACGCTGAGCACATGACAGAAGCGATGGTGGATGCTTCTCGTGGGCTTCATCTGTATTACATGGAAGCCGGTAGTGGCGTACGTTGCGATCACATGCGCAAGCACTTGGATCGTTACGCGCCATGGGCTTCAAAGCACTACCCGCAATGGTTCCGTGAAGACATGGGTCACCTGACCAAAGCCGGGCGGGCCCAGATCGCTCACGCGTTGACCATTGGCGCGTATTTCGACCCGGATGCACGCGCTGAGTACTTTGCCGAAGCGCGTGAACAGAAAGGTCGTATCTGGGACAACCCTCTGCATCAGCGAGTGCGGATCACCTTCAAGCCCATCGTCATGGGCGAACTGTTTGAAGGCGGTGGCTTCGTGGTATACAAACGCTTCATGGACGGTGCACAGGTAGGCGAGAACAAGTTCCTGATCACCCTTAACCGCAGCGACCTGCCAAAAGAACATCGCAAGAAGTTCAAGCAGACGGCGGTGGGTGTCTTCATGTCTTTGGAAAACGAAGGCCGTGAAGTGGTGTTCGGCGAAGTGCTGGTCTACCCGAAACTGGAAAGCAGCACCTTCCAAGTGACCCCCAACATGGCGAGTCGTTTCTGATGCGCTTTCTCTGGGAGTTCATTGGGACAGGTGCCTGGGTGTTCTTCACGTTGGCGGTGATCTACCTGGTCGCGTTCTGGTTTGATCGTCACTTGCTAAGGCTGGGTTGGCAAGCCGTCATGCTGATGATGCTCACCCTGTTGGTGATCGTCGGTACGGTCGATTGGTTGCTCATCTTGGACAACCTCAGTGAGAACCTGCGCTTCACAGCCACCTGCTTTCATCTGACCCTAATGATGATCGTCTCCATCAAACACCAAACCCTGCAAGAATACATCGGCTACCCATTTAAGCGGTAAAAAGAAATGCCACCTGTTAATGGTGTGAAATTCACCCACATTCAAACCAAATACCGTCTGAAGAAACCTACACTCTTCAGGCGGTTACTGAATTCAATCAAGAAGAAGGCGGAGCGTAAGTAATGGAATATATCGTGAACTACGATAAAACCCTGGACGAACTCAAGGCAGCGGCAGAAGAACTGCTGACCGGTCCTCTGGGTCTGGGTCATCTGTACCAGATTCAAGACCGCAAGAAGCTGTTCCCCAAGTACCTGCACGCCATCGCGAACATCGCAGCCACCGTGCTGGGTGACGAGAAGGGTGAACTGCGCCAGTCTCTGAACTGCTCGCAGTGCCATCGCTTCATGTCCCGCGTGGGTGGTGTCGTTTACATGAACGGCAACAAGACTGTATCGGTCTACTGGAACCCTGACGTCGTGACTGACCCGGTCATGAAGCAGGTCGTGGCTGAGTTGAAGAAGTGGGTCGAATCGTCCCGCGTTCACAACCTGTTCGACCCTGAAGGGGCGTACGCTCACTACACTGAGCACACCCACAACACTCAGGACCGTCGCCACTTCTTCATCGCGCCCGAGCAACTGGTTCCACGCAGCTCGGTGAACGGCATCAAACTGTCCATGCCGCACAAAGGCACGTTCTTCGGCCGCATGCACGCCCTGATCGACTTCGCGCAGACCATCACCCTGCCGACACTGATGACTGTGGACCAATGGTTCCAGACCAAGCTGCTGACCCCGGCCGGTGATTCTGTCACCACCATGAAGGCGCTGAAGAACCTGTTGACCTCGCTGGCCACCATCAAGAACCAGCCGGATTATCTGGGCCTGAAAACCTTCGACAAAGAAACCACGCTGGTCAACCTGCTGTGGCGTTACGCGTTGACGGACAGCAACCTGCTGACGGCCAAGAACTCCTCGTTGGGTGAGCTGCTGACCCGCCTTCAGGCCTTCAACGATGGCAAGCGTGCAGACGACTCCATCGCCAAGATCCAGGCCGCCTACAAGGATCAAACCAGCGCCATCAAGTACCAGCGCACAGTGGCTCCTGCTTCGGTCAACCAGATCGAGAAGACCATGATAGCGCTGGAAGAAGGCGATTGGCTGCGTTCGATGGAACAGCAAGAAGCGCTGGAAGCTGAACTGCCTGCGGTCTGGGTGTCGAAGGCTCCGTACAGCGAAGAAGCTCCGGTGCAAGAAGCCGAAGAAGAAACGTCGTTCGCGGCATTCGCTGCCAAAGCCAAAACCGGTGAAGGCAAGAAGTCCGGTGGCGTCTTGACGGCCACTGGCCTGACTGACGTGGGTTACTTCTTCAACGAGATCATGCCGAACGCTGAGTCGATCGCCATTGTCTTGGGCCAGAACAACCAGATGAAGCCGACCTTCATCAACCGCATGAAGCACCTGGATGCCAAGCCTATCTTCCGCTGGGACAGCGCCGAAAAGCCAGGCAAGTTCATCCTGTTCGGCTACGAGCATCCGTTCCAAGTGCCGGAGCTGGTGACCAAAGACGTACCGACCCAGAACAACCAGTTCTTCGTCAACGTCCTATCCATCACCACCCCGATCGTCATCGGCGTCGAGTTCTCTGAAAAGAGCAAAGAGCCGATCATGTTCAACCTCGGCGGTTTCCGTGCACCGATCCCTTCTCGCCCGGCGCTGTTTGCTGATGCGATCAAAGGCGAACTGTACGACCACCGTCGTGCGATCGAGGACTACTCCAAGAACACCCAGCTCAAAGTGCCGACCGAACAACCAGCGGTGGCTTTCATGTTGGGCGCTCGTTCCCCTCACCAATCGGCCCAGAGCATCCCTGGCCTGGAAGTGCGCGTCAAGTTCACCCCGGAATACGCGGCCATCATCGGTGCGGAATTCGGCGTGTACAAGATCGACCTGAAAGGCTATATCGTTGAGCCAGAAATCAGCAAGTTCGAAGTGCTGCGTCCGCTCGGCGTGCCAACTCCTGCTCCAGCGCCTGTTCCTGAGGCAGCAGCAGAACTGGCTTCGCCTGCTATCCAACACTCCGAAGGCGCTGACCTTCAGTAACCGCTACACGGCAGGGTGGTTCGCCACCCTGCCTTATACCGAGAGTTTACATGAACTTCAAAGGCGTGAGCATCAGAACGCGATGGTCCCTGCTTGAACTACTGCTTGTGTTGGTGGTTCTGGCAATGGCGTTGTATGTAGGTTATAGCTACTGGGCAAACACTGACCCCAAGGTCAAAGAGTTGGCTCGACGTTCATTGATCGTGGCGGGTTACTCCGACGTGGTCATTGGTGACTATCGCATGTGGGGTTGTTCTCGCAGCGACAGCATTCACCTCAGCTTCACAGGTAAAGGTCCTACAGGTATTCCCACCAAGGGCGTGGCCTGTGCAGATCTGTTCTCCAAAGAATTCACTGTCCGTCATTAAGGAGTCTCCATGAGCATCGGTGCTATCTTGCTGTTAACTGCTACTGCTGGTGCCCATGGGTATTCCGTGAGCGTGACACCTGTGGCCGACATGGATGAGTGCTTTCGTGTCCGCGAAGCAGTTGCCCTGACGTTTGTTCGTAAAGACCAGTACGAGATGTCCAGCATCCCCAACGTGTGGAAGACCCGCGAAGGTCAGTACAACTACGGGCGTAACTCGGTCAAACTTGAATGCAAGCCCGTATAAGGAGCGACCATGTGTCGTCGTCTTGGTAAGAAGCACTTTCAGTACGTCGGTACCGAAGGGCTGGAGCAACAAAAGAAAGAACGCATGATCCGTGCGCCGCATCGGTTCCTCTGCGACAGTTACATGGTGTGCATCCTTAACGATCACACTAACCTTCGTGAGAAGCTCTGGAGCCCCCAGAACAACAACCCACAGGGCATTGCCAAACCGTTGCGCAACAGTAAGGCAAAACTGTACGCCAAGCTTAAACGCTATTACGACCGTGCCGGTAACGGCAAATGACCAATGCGCCCAGCTACGTGCTGGATGAATCCATGAAAGACGTCTACCCAGGCGTCGATTACTACCGTCAACTCCTCACCAAAGAGAGCATTCCCATGAAACTGAACCTCGCGCAATTCGTCACCCCTCTGATCGAATCCGGTGCCCTGAAGGCCACGGTCATTGATGGCGTCAACTTCTTCGGTGCGACCGTCATCTCGATCGACGAGAAGAAGAACAAGATCCAGCTGGAAATCGGCGACGATCCTGACACCAACATCAGCGCTCGCCTGACCTACGAAGGCGACAACGAAGTGAAGCTGGGTGCCAAGCTCAAGTTCACCGTCGAAGGCGAAGTCAAGTTTGTCGAACTGCCGTCGGCTCCTGCTCGTCAGGCTGCTCCTGCTCAGTCGGCTCGCCGTAGCCCTGATCGCAGCATGGTCGATCCAATGAAAGCGGCTCGCCAAGGTCGCGAGTAATCCCCGGTGCCGGGAGGGTTCGCCCTCCCGGTCTATGCCGTCAACCCTCGAGATAACCCATGACCACGATAGTTTTCAAAGATGGCCATTTGGCCGCGGACACCCTCGCAGTAACAGGTAACTCAGTGACTTACCTGATTCCCCACAAGAAGATCAGTCTCAGTACCGATAAGCGCATTGCTTACGGGATCTCTGGGATGGTGATTGAACCCGAATGGGTCCCTGATTTGGAACGAGCGCTTTTGGCGTTCGTCATGGAACACCGCAATGCCAAGAGCTTCAAAGCTCCGATGCCCAAGGAACTCGTTGACCTGATCGAACACCGTGACTTCATCCTCATGACCAAAGATCAGGTCTACACCAAATACGACGGCGTCTCCCCGGACGGGTCTCGTTTCATGTCTCGCCTGCTGCCCGGTGAACATGCCTCGGTGGGCACTGGTAAACTCTACGCCACCATGGCTTGCTTGTACGGGCATACTGCCCGTGGAGCCGTCCAGTTCGCCATGGAGAACGATTGCTTCACGTACCCTGGTGACATTGACACCATCAAGCAAACGTCGCTCAAACCGCTGCCTAAGGAGGTCAAATGAGCCAGGTCGTCGTCTACCGGGATGAGAGTCTGCTCTTCTCCACCAACATGTACACCATGAGCCTGACCACCGTACGCGTGCCGCTCGATTACTGGGTGTGCAAAGCCGGACTGCTCATTCCGATCAACCAGACTGCTCCGGCGCTGATCAACTTCTTCAACGGCAAGAACACGGCGCCAATGAGTACCGAGTCCACGCCTCACGGGATTCTGGTGACCATCACAGGTGACATTTACCACGTCGAGATCAAACTCGAGCAAGGTAAGAGCCCGGAAGAAGGTGAACGCTTTGGCAAGTTGTACCCAACGGGTCCCGGCATCAGTTGGGTCCACTCCATCGGTGATGTCTCAGCAGGTAAAGCCGAAGCCGCCATGCGGCTGGCCAAGGACATGAACGAGGTCAAGAAGCTGATGATCACGGCGGACGTATTCAACGCCAAGCAGCTGGAGATCTACACGATGAAGGACCTCATCGAAAAGATCTCAGTGATCCATGTCAAGAAATTCCCAGAAGACTGGAAGGAGAAAAAGAATGCAGTATGACATGCACAGTGAATACCCTGTCATCCTTCGCCAGACCGACGAAGGTGTAATTGGGACGTGGTACGAGAACCGCTTCAAAGACCCGGCCATCATCTTAAAGGATCTTGAAGCCTATCCTGACCTTAAAGAGAAGGTGGCTAAGATCCACGAGTACGCAGCGACTCACGGCGGCAAGATGCCGGAGTTCAAACACAAAGTGGAGATCTTCAGTCGCGTTCGTCATCTGGCCAGCATCACCAAAGGGTACAGCCCCTTTGATCTGGTGGAATTGACAGGACCTGCCTACTTTGAACCGCTGTCACATCCTGAATGGGCGGTCTCCGGTGAATCGACGATCGAGTGGGACATCCCGGACGACCGCGACGATACTGAGTCGAAGTTTTCCATGCAGTTAGATGGAACGGTCCTTAAGAGCCTCAGTGCTTGGAACGTTTCAGAAGAGCAATGGCTGCCTGTGGACAAGATCTTCATTCCGTTCAACACCCTGATGACCGACAAGATCGTCGGCTTTGACCTGGTGCCGATCATCGTGTAATAAAATACACGGTGGCAAAGTGCTATGTGAAAAGCGAGCAGTAACCCCTTAACTAAGGACAGTCAATGTTCTCAACCAACGGGGTGTTCTCTCTCCTTCGTAAGATCGTGTCGCAGATTCGCTGTCAGGTTAGACTGACCCGAGTCTTGGCACGGTTAAACCGGGAGAGGGCCCCTTCGGCGCCAAAGACGCTAATGCTGCGTGGGACGCAGTCACGCCACGACCATAAGGCGGTCGGTTAGGCGTCGGCTGCGACGAGATTAGAAAATCTTACAGCTTAATGAGGGGGTCGCGCTCCTCTAAGGATGGAAATTGGGGTTTACCGCAATCATCTGCGGGTTAATGCTGTACTGCAACACGGCCGTGAGCGATCTGTCTTTCAGACCGGCTGCACGCCCGGAGATTCCGTTAGTGATAGCTGCTCGCGATTTGTCGCTGGTAGCTGTAAACGCCTTCGTGCCCGCGCTTCACCCGTACAGTCCGCCCTACCAGGCTGACTCTGGGACGATGGCCCCACTGACGAACATGCACAGTCCAGCGTTGCTAATGCAGATGAGTACTACGGTCGTACCACGCCCAGGGTTCCAGACCCTGTAAGCCACTGGAACGATCGGAGTGCACACACATAGCTGCACCCGTGAGCGGATTGAGTTCCGTACTTGATGTAAGAGGCAGTTGTCTCTCATTGGCAAGCACGTGTGTCAGGCTCGAAGACTGCGGTTGGGTCTAATCGCTGCGATTACCCTAGGATCAGATCTTCCCCTGCACCCTTGTCAAGATGCTAAACAATGATCCGCCACCCCTTCACGATTCCACTTCCTAGTCGCACTGGGCAGCCGAGAATCATAAGGGGCGGCGTTCATTCCTTTATGCCGTGATCTTATGTACGCTTTCTTTTTTCTTTGGGTATGCTGACATGAGTACGGTAGAAGCAGTGGATGCTCCAGTTCCTTTGGTGGAACTGATCAACGGTAAATTCAGCTATTTCGACACGCGTCGTGTTGATAAGCACAACCACTCAATGCTTAACCCTTTCCGTCGACTCGACGAAGTGGTCGGTGACATTCAGGTTCCCCAGTGGAACGTGACTGACTTCGCCTCCATTAACACCCTCCGAGATTTAGGTCTGTTCATTATCTTTGCCTTGCTGGCAGGGTACGGTGATCAGTCCGCCACCATCCACGACTACCTCTACGGCGGTGGTCTTCCTGTCAGCGGTCAAGTGATCTATCGCAAAGACGCTGATGACATCTATTACCGTGCCCTACGAGCTGAAGGTGTGGCTCGCTGGCGTGCCGGTATCTTCTACGCGGGTGTTCGCCTCTTTGGGGCTTCCCGTTGGAAAGGAGCCGTTCAATGAGTGCACCCCTGTTTACCGTCCACAGTTCGTTGGCGGCCATCCCCGGTGACAAAGGCAAGTGGCTGGAGTCGTACCGTCTGGCGGACCACATGCTGATCCTGATGGAGTGCTGGCGTAAAGTGCCTGCCACCCAATTGGTCGGTGATGAGTTCCAAGCGGTCAAAGGCATGCTCAGCTTCATCATGGCTTCCTCCGGTACGCACCTTGATGCTGTCCTGACGGCTCAGTCCATGGAAGAGCTGTTTGCCATCCAGAAAGAGTTCCAAGCCATTTGCAAGTCCCGCTGCACATAGCCACCAGGAGTCCTCCGGGACTCCTGGTCTATGCCGGGTGTTCGATTCGAAAAGATTACGGCAATACATTAATAGCGTGAATAAGGAGAATGATCTTCTTATCTTAACCTTAGTCTTTGGAGATTTACCATGTCTGTTACTACCTGCGTATTGAACACCGCTTTGACCGCTGTTGGCTTGGGTCGTTTCCGTCAAGTGAAACTGATACCGGTCACCGAACCTGTGGTTGAAGCTGCCCAGCCAGACGAAGTCATCAAGGACATCTTGAAGGCGCCGATCCCTGCTGCTGTGGCTGAAGTGCTGGAGAAAGGTGCCAGCAAAAGCGATGTGGTTAAAACCATTCCTGCCGTACTGCGCGCTGTTGTGCAGCAGAAGGATGCGATTGACCATGCTTTGACTGACGACACCGCTGCTCGTAAAGGCGTGACCGTCACCGTGATTGACGACAGCCAAATCCCTGCTGACGTTGGTTCAACGAACGCTGAAGTGATCATTGCAGGCCCTCGGTCGACTGAGTTGTACGCAGCCGCTCAAGAAGCCATGTTCTGGGATAACTTCATCGAGAAACTGGCTCAACGTAAAGTGCTGGATTTCCACTCGGCTTTGTCGCTGATTGAACATCAGGCAACCTTGGGTAAAGGGTACTCGGCTGTAAACTGTAAAGAAGTCAGCGAGCATATGGGGATTGTGCATGTGACCAAAGCCGGTCTTAATGCGCTGTTCCCATTGGACGACGGCACTTACCGCGTCGTCAGCAACAACAAACGTTTCAACGGAGAAGCGTTTGTCTCAGTAGCGGCTGCCAAGGGTTTCCTGAACGGCCGCTACTAAGCAATACCGTTGTGCAATACTAACCCACGCGGCTTATAGGGCCGCACACTAGAAAGGACTTACCATGCAACCGTTCAAACAAGCTGTCTACTCCTCCCGCACTGCTGACAAGTTCGTTGTGCGCCTGCCTGATGGCATGCGTGAGCGGATTCAGGAAGTGGCGAAGGGGAACCACCGTTCGATGAACAGCGAGATCATCGCTCGTTTGGAGAAGAGTCTGGATGCCCCAGAACAAGAGAACGGCACGGTGGAAATCGACGGCGAAGGCGTCCTGTGGAATCCTTGCACGGGTATGTTGGTGAAGACCCCAGCCGGTATCGGGGCGATCCAAGGTGTCCATTACTCGGACACCAGCATCGACACTATCATGGTCATGGTAGATGGTGCGTCTTACCCGCTCAATGACATCAAGCCTATCTGGTTGAAGTCCTAACGGCATAGACAGGGGACCTTCGGGTCCCCTGTCCTTGTTTCTTTTTTCTTTGGTCAGAACTTGAAATCCAGCGCTTGTCCCACAGGGAACTGGAAGGCAGTCTCCATGAGGTAGGTCAGATACGTGTGGTCGTTAGCGGAGATGTACCCGCCACCTGTGCCCACGTAAATGCACCGTTTACCATTGAGCATGCCATCACGGGCCAGCTTCGCCGGGTCAACGTTACCAAAGAACTGGAACGACACCCAACGCCATTCAGTGCCAGTACCTGCTACGGGGTCACTGCCCGATTCGATCCCACGGAGTTCGTAGCTGACGCCACCGATCACCACTGACGGCATGGTCACGCTGCCTTGACTGACAGGTCCCGGTGTACCCACCGCCGGTCCTTGGCCAGCACGTGTAAACGATCGGCGTTCAACACTGCCATTGACAGAACTGGCCAGTGTGACCTGACCGCCCTTAGCCACGTAAGGGGGTTTCCAGACCTTCCAGACACCTTGGACGTTCACCCACGCTTGTTCGATGTCTTTCCAGACACCCGCTACCCTGACCAGCGGGACAGATTCACGAATCGCCCCTGCTACTTTGACCTTCTGCATCGTGACCTCTCATTACCAATCATGGGCGCGGTGTGTACGGTTGACGACTTTGACCTTCTTGCGACCGAGCCACTGGGCAATGTCGATCTTCTCTTTGTGAAGGATCGAATCCCGGATGGTTTCCTTGGTCTTGTACTCGTCCTTCATGCCATTGTGCTTGTTGTTCACAGGTCGCCAACGACCATCGTGCTGGATGGTGTACAGCCAGACGTCCAGCTTGAACAGGTCTGCCGTCACCGGGATGCGTCCTGTGGCGATCTCGATGATGATCAGGTCCCCATCGGACTTGTAGCGGTCCAGGTTGTAATGCTTCTCCAGTACCGAGGCAAACCCTTGGGCAATGGCTTCTTCCTTGGAGGCAGTGCTGTAGAGCCACTCATTGGATTCGGTCTCATCCCATTGGACAAGCTTTCCAGAGTGCTTGAAACCCGGCATCAGCTCGGTCTGATCGTAACCAGAGCCGTGGTAAAGGTTCATCATGGGTTCACCTGCGTTAAAATTGAAAGGATGTCATTATGTTGTAGTAAACGAATGAGTCATCCCGATGAAAAAGCTGTTGATCTTTCATACACAGTCTTTGTTCAGTGCCAATGACTTAGAGAACTACCTATACGATACCGGGGCCACCAGGGACAGCTACTTGGACATGGAGCCTGTGACACAGGTGTCAGGGAAGCTAAAAGCAACACATTGGCATTACAGCGAATGGGACATTGCCGGTAAGGATGGAGAGGAAGGCGTTGATCTCTGGTATATGGGCTGGGCAGGTGGAGAAAAGTTTGTCTTCGACGACCCCTACCTGATGAAGCTCTTTGCTTTCGAAAAGGCATTTCGCGGCCCTAAAGCTCAATGTATGTCCGCGATCTGGAAGGACTATTTTACCTACGCAACATACCGAATTGATAAAGAGCTGTCAGCCATACTGAGCATCGTACTGGCAGATCTGTTGGAGCATGTAGATAATGAAACATATACTGTCGATGTTGCAGCTGCTATGGGTCTATCAGTGGACTACTTGGCGGAAGAAGACACCCCAGCCAAAGAAAAAGGTTGAGCCTTACTTCGAGGACGGGGTGGAGGAGAAGATCAAGCAGCAACTGGCTGACCGTATCAAGTTGCTCGACGGGCTTATGGCTGAAACCGTCTCCTACCTGACCAACACCATGTTCTGGCTGATTGAAGCCAACGGCAGTGTGGACAAAGGCAAACCGGCTGATGTCTTGCTGCGCGAAGTGAACCTGATGTTCGTGGACAACATGGTGCAGTCATACGGTCTAGTCCCGGCGGATGAACACATCTTGCGGTCCAAGGTCATCGACCTGCTCCGGCAGAACGCCATTCGCATGGAGCTGAAGAAGTTCCAAGGCAAAGAGAAGTCGCTGTTCAACATCCACACCTTTGTGGTGCGCAACGAAGGGATTGACGACGATCCCAACTACGTGCATCAAGTGGATAAGTTCTCGTTCACCGCAGGCATGGGCGTTAAGGAATGGGCTCGCTACTCGGTGCTTGAACAGCAGGAGATCCGGGACTTTATCTTTGATGTCTATTACGGCGCTGGTGATCAAACCACCACCATGGACATCAAACTCAGTAACGAACGCTTCACCTGTGCCTTTCCCCTTAAACGCAGTGTTGTCCAGGAAGAACTCCCATGAGTGTTGACCACGCCGAACGCATTGCCATGTTGCCGCCTCAGCAACGGGCCACTATCACCAACAACTACGGCCAGATGGACGTGGTGCTGCAAACCGCCCGTACCTTGCACAGCGAGTACGTGGTGTCGATCATCACGGGGCGTCCTGAGCATGACAAGTCCTATTGGTTGGAAATCCTCAACCAGAGCGACGTCATGTACCACGAGTTCGACACGCGTCTGCACACACTGGCTGAGGTGGTCGCTAAGACCCTCTGCAAGCGCACTGACGACAAGTTTGGCCGTGGGATGCCCTACGTGACGCTGTTGGTGCAATCGCTGGCCATGGGTGCTGCTACGGGCAGTGAGAAGTTTGCTTACCTCGTGGGCGGACAGGTCATTCCGTACGAAGCGTAAGGAGGAGGGCTTCGGCCCTCCTTTATGCCGTCTACTATGAAATACACTATCGAGTATTAACCATGGGCTATATAACCGCGATCCGTGCTTTCTTTAGCGGTGCACTGGGCAAACTGGCATTGGTTGGTTTGGCTGTTGCACTGTTAGCTGGCACCGTTTACTACATCATTGACTTGAACACTCAGCTGACCACTGCTCAAGACGAAGCCAAGGACTGGAAGAAGAAGTTCGAAGGCGTGGACCTGACCGTCAAGACCACGGACGACGAGCAGAAAAAGGTCACGGAAACCTTCACCGGCATCGATGCCAAAAGCGTAGACCTGTTGTGCATGGCCCGCTACGGCAACCTACTGCCCAACTTCAACCAGAGTCCTGTCGTTCCAGCAGAGCCTCAGATCAAGGAAGTCATCAAGTACGTGGCGAGCAAACCACTGGTGTCGCCTGTCATCCCTGCCACTACGCCTTTGACCCCTTCCGACCTCACTGCCAAGAACAGCCAAGCGCTGTCCGATGAGATCCGGGTATCCGTGTTGAACAACTCGTGGAAAGCCTATTGCGCTGTGACAGGCAATAAGGACGACACCTGCGCCCCCTTTCGTTAAGGAACCCTCATGAAAATCATCCTTGCAGTCTTGCTGCTCTGTGTGGCCACCACGTTGGCTGGGTGTAACCGTGGCGTGATCATGGTCCCTGAATGTGAGTACGGTCAGCCCCCTGATCCGGTTGCTTACCTCAAAGGCAACCCGGATGAGAACTTGGTCCTGATGAGTGCCGCGTATAACGATGGTCTGCGCAAGGCCAGTACGTGCAACGCCAACATCACCAAGATCAATGCCAAGAACAAAGCGCTCTTCGAATAAGTCCAGTGCCACCAGCCTTTTACGGGGCTGGTGGCACTGTGCTATTTATTCAATTCGAAAATATCATGGCAATACATTGTAGTGATGAGTAAGGAGAACAATCTACTTACCTTAACCTTATCGTCGGAGATTACCCCATGAACATGCCTACCATCCCTACCGTTCACAACACCATCGACACTCAAGCCATCGTTGACGCTGTGCGCGCTAACGGCTTCAAAGCGCTGGACGATCACCACAACGGTCGTAAAGAAATGCAACTGGACGGCGTTGCAGTACTGTGGCGTGACGAGAAACAAACCGTTGTGGCCTTGTTCACCAAGACCTTCAGCGATTATTACACCATCAACGAAATCCGTGTCGACGAAGACGGCATCCCGCACGTGACTCGCAATGCCTGCGGCGGCACCATCTTCAACGCCACTGACGACGTCCATGCTGACGTCAAAGCCAATCGTGCTGATTACGATTGGAAGCTGATCGAGAAAATGCCTGCTCTGCATCCAGGTTGGTTGGTGAACATCGTCACTCCCAAAGACGAGTACAACGATTTCATCGGCACTGAGATGTACGTCGAACATGCTCTGTCTGGCCTGCAACTGCGCATCAACACCAGCAAGCACCTCGACGCTGGCATCGCGACTCTGGACTCGGAAGAGTTCCGTAGCCGTCTGGACGTCGTCAAAGGCTTGAAAGAAGCGTGGCAAGTAGAGCCTACCAAGGCTAAAGCTGTACTGCTCAAGAAAGCCTGCGAAGAAGCTCGCTGCCTGCTGTAACCTGCAACACCCTAACCATTGATCTATTAGGAGATCACAATGCATTACGAAGTCGCTGTATCGCAACAAGACCTCACCGAGTTCACTTACAACACCAAAGAGGTTCATGCCAACCTGTACATCAGCCAGTTGCCCACTTACGAGGAAACAATTGGCTACGAGATCCGCGGGCATGTGGCGGTGATCAAGTTCGAAGAAACAGAGGGCGACCGTATCACCTACGGTAACCCTTCCTACACGCTGCAAGCGGTTTCCCAAGTGATTGCGCTGGCCTGTGTTCTGCACAAGGTCAAGCACTTTCAACTGGGCGCTTCAGTACACACCATCCACGTGGCAGTCAACGACCCGCAAGGCGCGTTCATTGCTAAACAGGGTCAGCCGGGTGTGGGCATCATCAAGCACCAAGTCAATGGCTTGGTGTTCAAAGAAGAAGGCAACTTCTTCATGGCGTTGGAAGGCGGCATGGTGTGCTCGTTGTACGTTGACAGAATGGGCACCTCACTCGGCCTCCAGCTGATTGACAGAACTTTCCTCATTCGTTTTGAAGTTGAGGGTAAGTTCCATTATTACCCAATGGCCCTTGTGTTTACTGACCCGGTGGTACGTTCCTCGTACCTTAAACCATCAGACCCTTTCTTTGACTGGGACAGTAAGCGTGAAGAAATTGAACAGTTTGTTGAGGAATGGACAAAATGACTACTACCGTTGACGTGCACCATCACGAAGGTGTGCTGTTCCAAAAGGTTGCCGCTGAGACTGGCATTACTTACGTCGCTGTCGACCCGGCTGAAATCAAGCACATGGACCGGCGCCTGCTGGTCCGCCACGGCGACCCTGAGAAGGGCAGCTGCGGCTACTACCCAGCGTGGCTGCTGGTGGCGGGTGATGAGACCCGCAAGCGTATCGCTCAAGAGAAAGGCAAACGTCCACCGCATCACTCGTGGATCATTGGCAAAATCATGTCCCTGACTGCGTCGGGGGCACAGTTCCTCTAAGCTTCATCCCTAACCTTGATCATTGGAGATCACCGCTATGTCGTTCCTTAAAGCTGCTGTATCCGTTGCTGCTGTTGCTGGCGTAGGCTTTCTCGGCTACAAAATCTGCAAGTCCAAGAAAGTCCGCAAGGCTGCTGCCATCGCTGTTCAAGTGATGGCAGCTCCTTCGCCTGCTCCGCGTCCTACCTACCACGAACCCGTGCGCCCTGTGGCCACTGTCGTGGTGACTGAAACCGAAACCTCCGTCAAGGCTGACAAGTCCAAGATGGAAGGTGTCATGGGCGTTGCTGCTCATGTCAAAGCCCAACCTGTCAAAGTACACGTACGTGCTTCGGCCCGTACTACCGAAATCGAAGTAGAACGTACCACTGCTGCCAACCTGAAACCCCTCTCCGATAAAGAGATGGAAAACAAGTTCGGCTTCAGCGGCGCTACTCTGCCTCAGTGATCCATCAACCCTTGCAACACAACCCTTACCTAACCTCAGGAAGTTACTCATGTCTACTAAACTCTTCAACGAAGATGGCACCATTGTAATCCGTCACGTCAGCGACGCTAATGTGACCGATCATGTCCCGGCTCACGTGTATCGTTTGCGCGAACACCCGATGAGCAGCGATCTGTACCTGGTGCCTGATCGCCTGAAGTTCGACGTCCCGGCCAAGTTCTACGGTCGGCACAATACCCACAAGCAAGAGATCCTCACTGCTTACAACAAGCACGAAGGTTCGGTGGGTGTTCTGCTGCGCGGTATTAAAGGCGCGGGCAAGTCGGCGTTGGCAGAAGACCTGTGCAACACGGTCCTGGAAAAGTACCTGCCGGTACTGTTTGTTGACCGTCCGTTCTCCCCCGCAGTGCTGCAACGTGTGACCACCCAAATGGGCCCATGCGTGGTGTACTTCGATGAGTTCGGCAAAGTGTACGGCGCTAAGGAACGCCGCGACCTGCTGACCTACTTCTCGGACTCCTCGTTCAAGAAGGTGATGTTCATCGTCACCAGCAACAGTAAGAAAGAACTCGACAAGTACATGATCGACCGTCCGGGTCGTTTCCTGTTCCGCATCGACTTCAAAGCACTGGACCCACTGGCCATCATCGAGATGATTGACGACCACGGGTTGAAAGGCGAAATGGCTCAGATGATGAACGCCTACGTGAATAACAACACGGTGACGTTCGACATGCTGCGCTTCTTGATGCCGATCGCGGTGGAAGCAGGGAACTACATGGAATTCAATCGCCGGATCGAAATCCTGAACTGCCCGCCGCCGGTCTACCCTCACCTGACCCCGACCAAGGTCATCTTCCAAGGCGAACCGTTCTACGGCTACGTCAAGCTGGGTGTGTCTCCGGGCATGAAGTTCACCATTGAACTGAAAACCGAAACCGACCCTGAGCCGCTCTACAAGGGCGAGTTCGACATGAACACCCGTAACCAGGTCCTTACCGAGAACTTCCTCGGTGTCGAACGTCAGTTCGTTCTGGAAGGCGACGTGATCGTGTTGGCCCGTGAAGAATGGCGCAACACTGTGCAAGAAAGCCGTAGCGATCGCTTCCGTGATCCTGCACTGGATGTCAAGCGTGAGGAGGCTCCTCGCGAAATCGGCATGTCGATGTCTGACATCATGCACATGGGCGGTATGGGTAGCATGTTCAGAACGCGCTCGGAACTGCTCGGTGGCGGTATGTCGGAAGATCAGAAGAAGCTGTTGGAACTGGCAGACTTTATCGTCAAGAACAACAAGCCTGCTGAAACGGCGGCTGTAGAAGAGACTGAAAGCGAAACTGCCAAGTAACGGCATAGACAGGGAGCCTCACGGCTCCCTGTCTAGCTTTCTTTTTTCTTTGGTTACTTGATGGAGCGGTCGAAGTATTTCACCACGGCCACGGCCACTTGGTACTGGTTCAACGAATTCATGATGCCCCACGTCCAACTTTCAGGGTCAGACTGGAAGTAGAAGCGTCCGTAGAACTCGTCGTACAGGTTGTTGTCTGCGTCGTAAATCCATTTGGTGAACCGGCCACCGTCCTTGAAATCCAACCACGGGAACCACAGCAGTTTCATGCTAGGGTCCCAGTCCGGATCAGTCAACATGTCCTTGAGCAGTTTGGCTGCATACATCGCATCTTTCTTGGCCAGTGCCTGCATTTCTTTAACCGGGGTCGGTTCAGGCGTTGGAACCATGTCGATGCGGTCGTATTTACCCAAGGTAGGGACTTTGTTGCCCAGACTGGTGGTTTGAATCTTTGGCAGTTTGGACACAGGGCTTGGGATGGCGTTGAGTTCCTCAACTGCTTGGCGCACCACTTCAAGAGCAGCTTCATCGTCAAGCGGTTTGTTGGCACACGCCATTTCCACACGCTTCTCGATCCCCGCTACTTTGGTGGCAATTGGCTTGAGCACTTGCGCCCAGGCCTTGCAGAACCCTTCAAGACTCCCCTTCGCCACGTTGATATTCCAGATCGGCGACGTGGTGATGTTGTCGTTGACCAAGAAGTGCTGGTAGATGTCACTGGCAGGCACCATGCCCTCCACGAACGTCTGTTTGTCCAGCCACTTCTGGTTCAGGTAGGTCTTTTCCAGTTCAGCCACGAACTTGGCCACCGCTTCACGGTGCTTTGCGTTGTACTCTTTCTTTTCAGGCAGAGTGCGCGGTTTCTTTCGACCGAAGATGGACAACGACGAGGTCAACATGCCTACCAGCCCTTCAGTGGACACCTCTTCAATTCCTTGAGTGCCCCCGACTTGCGTCAGCAGGGTAGCGACACTCTGTTGGAGTTCGACGTTGTCTGGGTTGTTCTTGACCACGGTGTCCGTCATGGCCAATACAGCGTCGAGGGTGGCCTCTTCACGTTTCTCTTCTTCGATCGCACCGGCGATGTCTTCCAGAGAGGACATCAATGTCCGGTACGCGTTTCGAGATTCGCTGGGCATCGCATCTTCTAATGCGGCGCTTAAGGCAGATAGTCGCATGATTACGGCTCGTCTTCTGGTGGGGTAGGTTCTGCCACGTCAATCGGCAACTGCTCACGCAGCTGTTCGATAAACGCTTCAGCATTGGTGATCGTGGCGATCGAGTTGTCGACCAAGTCTTCCAGCGAGGCTTCCACATCGTCCGGAGTCTTCACCCCCAGGATGGTTTCCACCGTTTCCTTGGACCATTGCAGGATGTCCTTGGAGCGCGTGGAGATGTTTGGTGCTTCGCCAGTATCAAGGAAGATGTCGTGCACATGGCAGCGCTGCTTCTGACCGATACGGTCCACACGAGCCACCGTCTGCGTCCGCTCGTAATCACGGAACGGGGAGTTGGTGAACGCCAGTGTATTGGCCACCGTCAGAGGCACAGCCGTTGACAACGACTTGAAGGTCGCCACCAGAGGGTTGGCATCTGGGTCATCGTGGAACTTCTTGATGATCGCAGGCAAGTCCTTGTTGGTTTCCCCGTAGACGAAGAGCGGCTTGTACCCCGCTTGCACCAACAACACTTCCAAGGCTTTGACCACTTCCACGTAACTGGTAAAGATCACCGTCTTGCTCAAGGCATTGTCGATGATGTCTTCCAGCGGCATGTTGGCGAGCATGTCCAAGTGACACTGAATGCGCATCCGACCCAAGACCTGCGACAGCGCTTCGCCCAGCACCTTCAGTTCCACGTACTTGATGATCGCTCGCACGTTCAAGAACGGCTTGCGGTACTGCTCGGGGAGAGAAGGCACAATGTTCTTCAGCTCGTACCGGTTGCAGTACATCACCATGTCTTTCATGGTCACAGGATCGTAACCACGGCGGATCTGCTTGATGTAGCCTTTATACATCTCGAAGTCTTTGTTCTGCTGGGGTGAGCCACGGGCAATGGACTTCTGGTGCAGTTCCATGCAGGTGTCGTACAGCTTCATGTACTCCGGCATGCCCTTCTGGTAGAACTTGAGCTGCTCGGCGATGAAGTTGGTCATCTTGGTGCGGATCGAGTCCAAGGTGTAGTCAGCACCGTTAGGGATCTTCACCGTGACCGTGTGGTAATCCACGCCGGGTGTTTCAATGTCTTGTTTGAGCACCTTAAAGGACAGGATACCGATTCGGTTGGCCAGAATCTCCAGCGAACGCTTGGCCTCCTTACCGAACATCTTGCGGAACGCTTCACGGGCTTCAGGGGTGAAGTCATCGCAGAGCGTGGTCAGCAAGGTGATCGCTTCAGAGCCCATGGCCTTAAGCGGTGTACCCGAAGCATGCACCACGTCTTTGCACTGAAGTGTCCGGCACAGGTCGATCAGGTGGGCTGAGCGTTGGCTGGACTCTTCGTTGAAGTTGTGCGATTCGTCGATGTCGATGAACGACTTACCAAACGAGCGAGGATTGGCCTTGACGAACTTGAGGAACTTCTCCAAGTAGTCGTAGTGCACGATGTAGATCTTCTTGCCCAGCACTGGTTCAGTACCGTGCATGGACGACCAGTAATCCGGGATACCCGACTTGAAGAAGAACTTGCCACCGAAGACCGGGGACTCCTTTGCAATGGTTTTCTCCCAGACATCCACAGCCGCGTTCTTGGGACAGATGAAGATCTGAGTGTCCGCATTCAGACACAAGCCCAGTGCGTACCCGGTGATCGTCTTACCGCCACCTGCGGCCACGTCCATGAGCATCCCATTGAGGGAATACTCCTGCGTCACGCGGTCGTAGTTATGTAAAAAATTGTCTTGGTGGGCAAATAGTGTGACGTTAAGTTCCTTAAGCCGGGAGAAATCCAGCTTTGACTTAAAATCACTGGAGCCTATTTTCTTGAGCCATGTATGAAGGCGTATCTCTTCAATGGTCTTAAGGAGGATGCGACGGGGTACTGACGTTCGGCGACTTTCGAGCAACCGTTCCAGCATGTACAACACTTCGATTGCAAAGAACCGAGGACACTTGATCTGGGACTTGGTAATAGAAGAGAACATGTTGGTGTTGATCTTACTGGTTTTCCAGTAATTATACACGTCTCGACTGAATCGCAGCCCAGGGATACCATTCACTATAATGTGAGAATCCGTTTCTTTAACAGACACGAACCCAACGAGTCGTGCAACACTACCGTACATTGTTCTATTCCTTAATAACTAGGGAATCAGGATAAAAGAGGATCATAAGATGACTCAAGTTAACAAGGCAGCCGGTGGCAGCGTCCACCAGCAGCACGCCGAGGTGGTCAAGTTTCGTTCCAGCTTGGAAGCGTTGATGGTTGCCGGACGCGAGTTCCTGGGCAATCCGTCACTGGAAGATTCCCAGGCTGTGGCATTCACCACGCTGACAGAAGACGTTCTGGAGCCAGCCGGTCTGGACGAAGAACTCAAAAAGATCGACGGTGTGGCGGACCCTGCTTCCAAGATCGAACTGATCATGCAGGACATCATCCAGCCTCAGCTGACCACCGTGGCCAAACTCGAAGAGCACCTTGCTCAGAAAGCCGAAGGCCAAGTCGATGAGCCGTTCACCACCCGTGACCAGATGACTGCTGCGCCGTCGTTTGAATCGATCGTGGTCGAGCGTGATGAGCTACGCCTGTTCTCTCACGGCCTGCACTCGCTCAAGGTCATGGCATCGATGGAAGGCGTCACTGCGGACCACATGCGTCCTATGCTGAGCCACTTCCTGCGCCAAGTGCCGGACATCACCGCCCAACTGAACATCTCCATTGAAAACATGGAAGAGACTCAGGTGCTGGGCGAGATGACTGAAGCCGTTGACCGCATGACCGCGGTGGTTGAGAACGCTCGTACCTTGGCTGAAACCCAAGTCAACGACGCTCGTGGCCAGAACGCTCAGATCGAAACCGACAACGCCACTGACTGGACCGAGAACCTGTTGGCCAAAGTCGAGAGCACCAAGCAATCGGGCGCTGTGTTGGACGACGACGTCAAAGTCTCCAGCACTCCATCTGACGGCACTGTGGCTTCGACCGACACCACTGGTTCCACTGACATGGAAGTGGACGAGACCGGTATTGACGGCGGTGAGGCAGGTGAAGCAGAAGCACTGGCAGCCGATGCTGCTGTGGCTGATGCAGACGCTGCGGCGGCTGAAGTCGATGCCAACACCGACACCGGTGCAGGCACTGGCGATGACGCTGGCAAGTCGTTGGGTGAAAACGCTGACGAGTTGAAAGACAACGTCGAAGAGCCTGAACTCGATGACGACGGTAACCCGATCGTCAAAGAAGAAGAGCAGGAAGAAGAAGAGGAAGAAGAGGTCAAGTGACCTAGTCTTTTAAAACTGTGTCTCTACCATTATATGTAGGAAACACGCTCTTTAAGAAACTGTTCTCCAACCAAACGCCACTGGCGTAACTAGGACGCTTCCATCGAGTCGCGTTCGGCTGCTCTTAATGGCAGCCCCAGAAGGACTAGGGGGCCTTAGGGTCCCCTCTTCCACTATTTTGTTGCAGCCCCATGAACTCGTCGTGATAGTGGGGTTTTGAGGGATAGTTCCATACGACCCAGGTGAGTCCGCCTTAGACTCTACCGCACCCTGGTGCTCGTGTGGTAAACGATGAAGCGTTGATGGTTTTGCCTCCGCATCGCTGTGACTAGGTAAGTGCCCGCTCCTCACTTGCTCGGTCAGTGTACAGCCTCTAGTGTCCACCGGTCCGGCTATAACCGTCTGGTCACTAGGGGATGAACATTGCTCTACAGCACTGAATAGACAGGAGGGCAACCTCCTGTCTTTCTTTTATGCCGTAAGGACCCTTTATGAAATGGTACACCCTCGCCATTCCTCAATGGCGTAAAGCGAAAGCATTGGGGATTGAGACGTTGGACATCACGGTCAAGTCAGGTGATAAACGCTTTGCCCCGTACGATGAAGTGCTGTGGGCCTACAAGCGCGGTGAGGTGTCTGATGAGGAGTACACCGAGATCTATCGCAGTAAGCTTACTAAGTTGCTCCACAGCGATCCTAAGGCCATTGAGGACCTATTGACCGCAGAGGGTGAAGCAAAGGCTGTCATGTGTTACTGCACCGTAGGCAAGTTCTGTCACCGGCACATCTGGATGGAGTTCATGCAGGATGTCGCAGACGATAACGGTATCCACTTCGAGCACTGTGGGGAAATAGTATGACGCTCCATTCCTACACCCTTCAGGTGACGTATGTCCAACGATTGCGATCAGTTTCTATTTGACCCCGAGAAGTCCGCCCTTGAGAACTTCTTTGCCCTTGTGTACCGTCGCAACAAAGTACGCCTGACGGATAAAGATGTAGCGGTGGGGGTACCTGTCTTCATCAACGATGACCCTGACGGTGATAACACCAAAGTCCGCTTGGACGGTAAACCCGGTGGACGATTCAAGAACGGCGGTGACTGGTTCTACGCCCGTGCTGACATCGAGACCTATTACCCGGTCTACGACATTGACTTAGCTGCACTGGAAGGCATTACTACCAAAGCCCAGTTGATTGAATACATCGATGACCAGTTTGATCTGGTGGACGGTGAGTTTGACTTGGACCTTGAAGACCCGATTGGTTCTTTGATGGCCTACACCTCGATCAACCTCAAAGCCAAACCGGCTTCTCTGATCTACATCGGTCAGAAGACCATCAACCTCTTCTGGTCTGGCGGTATCCGTCGGGTCACTGAAGAAGGCGTGATGCGTGTAACAGACGATGGCCGTGTACGCGTACTCGACTAACAGCATAGAGCCCCAGAGCCGTAGTGGCTCTGGGGCTCTATGCGTCACGCTACTGCGTCGTTAGACAGCAGGTGGGGTCTCGCCTTCGATCTCGGTCGCAGCGTCGTTGAACGCAGCGGTCAGAGAGTCAACCAGGCCTTGCAGCGCGGTGTCGCCCGATTCCATGCTCAGTGCCAAGGCATCGAGTTCTGGTTTCAGGGTAGCCGGGGTCACGAACTTGGCAGCTTCGGTACCGGCAGTCACTTCGGCTTGCGAAGCGGTGACGTCAGCGAAGGACTTGCCACCCAGCAATGCCGAGTCTGCTGCTTGTTCGGTTTTGCCCAGCTTGTCGTCAACGGCAGTGATCAGGGCAGCCAGTGCATCGCCTTCCTGAGTCAGCTTGTCAGCCAGTTCCTTCAGGGTGTCGAGTGCAGTCGGAGCACCGTCAACCAACGCGCTGATTGCATCGTCTACCTTGGCTTTGAGGGCCAGAGCAGTGATGTACTTCGCATCGTCGGTACCAGCGATGGCTTCAGCCGAAGTGGCCTTTTCCAGACCGCCAGCTTCTGCCTGAGCGATGTAGGCATCCAGCGCATCCTGAACAGCCTGGATGGTTTGAACGTCGCCACCACGGATGGTCGCCAGGATTTGCTCGAGGGTCTGGCCTTCCAGCTTGCTGGAATCGACAGCAGTACCAGTCGCAGGCAGCGCAGCGTCAGCGGTAGCCTTGGCAGCATCAGCAGTGGCTTGAGCAGCAACGGCTTTACCGTCAGCAACCTCAGCAGCGTCACCAGCCAATTGAACAGCAGCGTCCACAGCTTCGATGGAAGTGTTGTGGCCAGACAGGATGTCTTTCAGCGCTTGTGGTTCAGCACCTTCGGTCACCACGACAGGGTTGTTACCCAGATCGCTGGTTTCAGTCAGGAAGCCAGAACCGCCACCGGTGGCTTCTTCCAGCGCGGTGATACGAGCAGCCAGCGGATCGGTGATCGCTTTGGTGGCAACGTCGGCATCAGCGATGAACTGAGCGAGGGTCTTACCGCCGAACTTCGCAGAGTCAGCAGCAGTTTCCAGTTTGCCCAGCTTGTCAGCCAGAGACGAGACGATGGCCGCAACGGCGTCGTCTTGGTCAGCCAGCTTGTCAGCCAGCTCTTTGAGGGTGTCCAAGGCTTCTGGAGCGCCATCAACGAGGGCGTTGACCGCTTGAGCCACACCGGCTTTCACACCAGCAGCGGTGACGAACTTGGCGTCGTCAGTACCGGCTTCCACTTCTTCAGCAGTGGCCTTGGCAGGGATCAGGGCTTCAACAGCGTCCAGGTCATCCTGGATACCGGCGAAGATCTGAGCGAAGGTCTGTGCGCCAACGCTGTAGCCAGCGAAGTCGTCAGTCTTCTTGACCACTTCGGAGAGGTCCACACCGCCAGTAGCGGCGTCGAGGATCTCAGCGAGGGTCTTGCCTTCCAGCTTGCTGGAGTCAGCGGCAACGCCGGTCTTGTCCAGTTTGTTACCGACCGAGGTCAGCAGCTGGTTGATGACGTCCGGGTTGTTCTGAAGCGCAGCAGCGATTTCAGCGATGGTGTCCAGGGTCTCTGGAGCAGCGCCGACCTTGCTGGCCCAGAAGGCCGCCAGGTTTGCTGGAACGAGGTAGCGGTCAACGCCAGTGGCGGTAACAGCTTCAGCGTCGGTAGCCGGAGCGTAGTTCTCGACCTTGTCCAGACCCACTTGGGCCTTGGTCACCTGATGCGGGTTATCGCGACGGGCGATGAACGCGTTCAGGATGGTTTCGAGTGCGTCGATCTCAGCGTCAGTGGCGCTGGTGATCTCTGCCTTGACCTGAGCCAAGGTTTTGCCTTCGAAGAGGCTGGAGTCAGCAGCACGCTCGGTCTTACCGAGTTTGAGGCCGAGTTGAATTTTCAGCGCAGCGTTGAAGGCCGCGATGGATTGAAGCAGTTGAGCAAGTCTTTCAGGACTCAGAGGCATGATCTGCACCTTGTGGATCAGGGAGGTTGGTGTTGGAGATGTTCTCGGTCATAGCATCGAATTCCAAGGCCATCTTGGTAAACGCTGTATCTAGTTCATCACTGAGGGTGTAGTCACCTGCTGGGCGACCGCCGAGATTGTTAGAGTCGTTAACAGTACCTGCTCTCGCCTCCGCAATGATTTCTTCTTTGGTGCTGCCGCCTAACTTCAGGGAGTTGACAGCAACATCATCGACGCCCAGCTTGTCCTTGAGAAGCTCTACCATCTGCTCAATAGTGTAGGAACCCACCTGTTCCGCGGTAACCTTGTTAGGGTTATCACGGCGTTTGGCGTACATCCCCAATACAGAGTTAAGCGTGGTACGGAACGATTTACGCCCCGTACCACCGCCGTCAAGACGAGTAGCGATCGAGATCTCGATGCTATCGTCCCCAGACAGCAGGTCCAGTTCAAGCGGATCTAGCTGAGCAATCGAGACGGTGAGGTTTTGATTGCCCATCACGTTCCCCTATATTGCTGGATGGATCAGTTCACCTGCGGAGCGGCTTCGCTGTCGACTGGCGCAGGCGATTCAAGGTTTCCCAGTTCCGGGTTCACCTGTTCGGCCAGCGCTGGCTTGGCAACGGTCAGTTCGACAGCCAGTTCGCCTTTGTAACCGAAAGAGCCAGTGGCTGCCTTCAGGATCACAGAAGCTTCGCCAGCAGCGAATTCTTCAACGACGATGTCGGTCTCGTCGAATTCCAGGCCGTAGCGGGTGTTCAGCGCAGCAACCACGTCAGCGGTCGAAGTGCCGGTCACAGCTTCAGCGTGGACTTTCACTTCAGTGATGCCAGCATCAGTGAAGATCTGTTCCAGGTCGAGGCGAGTGTACAGCGCGTCGTTGTCACCTTCGTAACGCTCAGGAGCGGTGTACGAAACGGTGGTGTCGTACGGCATGCCGTCAACACTTACAGGTGCTTCGAAAACGAGGTCTTCGTCAACGAAGGTAACGCCGTTTTTGGCAGCAGCGTTGATCGCAGCCAACAGCAGGCCACGACCGGATTTTGCAGCAAAAGTGCTCATGTTCGAATTCCTCGTATGAACGCAGTGACATGCAGTAAAAAATTAACTGCACATAGGATAACGGCATAAAGCAGTGGGCCGAAGCCCACTGCAATCAGTTCAGGGTAAACCGGTCCCTATGCTTCCTTATATTCCGGTGCTTCCATCAAACATTTGCGGCACAGGCAGACATCTGTCGACGGAACTTCCCGGCGAGTCACGTCCATGCACCAGCACAGATTGGCGGATTTACCGTCTGCCATCGCGCAGTACGCAGGACCTGTGCACTCAGGGCAATTGTGGGTGCTCGTCTGGCCACGCAGTTGCTTCATGAGCGCCATACGGTCGTCCACAGGCTTGCTCCTCCAGTCTTTGAGTTCGGTTCGGGTACGCAGGCACCCTTTGCAGATGTTGTTGGACAGCCCACATTCACTGATGCAAGGACTGACAATAGCTTCTTTCATTTACAGGCTCCGGAATAAGAAGGAGGCCCGAAGGCCTCCGACTTATGGCTTACTTAGAACACGATTTCGCACACACCGCCAGCGCAACCAGCCGCGCCCATGGTGTCAACTTCGGTGTAGACCTGTTGGTTCAGTTCCACGGCGAAGTCAATCGCTTTGAGGTCACGAGTGATCGCTTCCCATTTGTGCAGGTTGTGCACGTCTTTGAGGCAGTAGGTCATCTTCAACTTATCGCCACCGAAATGGTTCTCGGCGAACTTGTTGGCACGACGTACCCAGTCACGCTTCAGGAGGTCCGCAGAGTTGTCTTCGCTCAGCGGGGCAGCGTTACCCAAGGCCGTAGAGCAAGCGCGCCACAGGTCGTCGTTGAAGGCGTGGCAGCCATCGACGATCAGGCCCGAGGCGAACATGGTCGCCGAGCCGTACATTTCCAGCAGCTGCTCTGGCGTGAAGACTTCGGTGAACGGAGCCTGCACGTAGTCGCGATCGCCCGAGGTGCCCAGCAAGCTGATGCCTGCGAAGAACTGACGGTTGTCGAAGATGTACTGTTCCACTTCAGCCCAATCGTCCACCGAGATGGTGTTGGAGATGTTGTGGCTCAGCCAGTCAGTGACGCAGTGCTCTGGGTTACGACCTTCGTTGATCCAGACTTCCTGAGCCTTCTTGACGAACTCCAGCTGCTTCTTGCCGTACAGGTCGGACTTGAAGATACTGCCTTCGTTGGCCACGATCGGGAACGAGATGACGACGTCGGTACCACTTGGGTTCCAGCGCGACAGCTCGGACATTTTCGGGTTGGCTTTCTCGATCAACTGAGTGACCGCATCCTGGTTGGTCATCTGCACGTTACGGAAGTAACGCTTGGCGTGGTCGCCATGGATACCCGAAGCGCAGCCCAACAACACCGAGGCATTGCCCGATGGCTTGCAGGTGGTGGTACGCGCTGCTGGCTTGATGCCGATCAGTGCAGCCACTTGCTTGTTGATCTTGCGGACCAGGTGCGCAGCATCACGCATGTTGTCTTCGTTGAACAGCACGTCCGGGTTGGTCATCCAACCGGTGATCGAGACGCCCAGCAGGGCTTCACGTTCGGTGATGTCCGCCGAAGCTTGGTCCAGGTAGCTGAAGTTGGTGTAGCCCGCTTGCAGGGTACCGAGAATGGCACCGGCCTTGGAGGCGTACATCAGCTTCTCACGGGTGTCACAGAACGCACCGTTGGTTTCGGTCAGGTTGCACTTCTGGAAGCCCGAACGGCCGTCTTCGGTGTAACCACGCAGGCCGATCTCAACGCACGGGTTGAACAGCGCGTCAGCGTCGTCAGCGAAGATGAAGCCCGGCTCACCGAACTCTTTGGTGCGCTTCATGATGCTGGCCCATTCATCACGGGTCAGTTCATCGCGGATCACCAGCACGGAGTTGTTGGAACGGCCACGCTGGGCGTTCTCTTCGTACCAGGCGCCCGTCTTGGCATTCATCATCTCTTCGTCGTCTTTGCCGAAGAGGGCGATGCAAGCAGCGCGACGGATACCGCCGGACAGAACAGCGTCAGCCATGTGCATAACGAAGTCGTAAGCGACGATCGAACGCATGTCGACAGTGCCGTCTACGTCTTTGGTTTCACGCTCGAGCAGCTTGCGGCACTGTTCCAGCGAACGCACGAGGCCATCAGGACCTGGGGCTTTGAAGCCGCCGGAGATCATGGCACCACGAGGACGGATCTGGCTCACGTCGAAGTGAACAGTCTTGCCTTCGTATTCAGGGAACTCACCGCCACCGACGAAGTAGGACGCCAGCAGCACACCGAACGCGTCAGACCAACCTTCGATCGAATCCGGGACGGTATAGCTCATCACGTCAGTACGGCTCACAGGCGCGATTGCAGGCAGCTTGGCGACGTGTTGCTTTTGTACGGAGAAGCCAACGCCGCAACCACACAGCAGCAGGTACATGGCTTCCTGGAAGAAACGTGGACGGTCGACGTAGGACGCCGAGCAGTTGTACAGACGCGATTCGTGCTTGAAGATTTGCTCGCCACCGAATTGCAGGGCGCGTTGGCTGCCCAGTACTGCTTTCTCTTTGTACGCTTTCTCTGCGAAGGCAATGGCCTCCTCCAGCTCAGGACTCATGACATGCGCGTACTTTTGACGGTGCATGTTCATCACGCGCTCTACCGAGCCGTTCCAGTCCTCGTAACGCCCGATTGCATCATCCCAACGCGAGTAGCCCATGAAGAACTTTGAGTCGGCAAGCATGTTCTTCGCGGTGGTGACGGTTTCGTTGTTCATTCAATGACTCCAGTGTCGTGACCCCTAAGGTTGGCTTGAAAGGGGTTGATTATTTACTTCAGCACATAATTAGACCCCATCCAGTTCCTAAAAAACCGATGGCTCAAAATCCTGCATTTATGAGTCATTCCACTATTTTTGGGTCCTACATTACTGCCCTGTATGAAGCAGTAAAATATAAAGCTGCTAGACTATTTTCTGATTAACCAAGGGGCTGTCATGATGACTCTAATACCGAAGTGGATTCGTGTCATACAAGAAAACAACCGTAAACGCCGTGAGGTGTTCTACCGTTGCCAAGAGAACTACGCATTACTTGAGCCTGTAGCGCTCAAGCTAGCCGAGTGGCCTAAGCTGACACTTGACGACCTGCAAGCGTCCATCGTAGCCATGCGCGCCAGTTACCTGCTGTTGCTGGCTGACAAGATGTGCTACCTCGCCACCCTTCACTTCATGGGCGTATGGGAGAACCTCTTCTATACTCCTGAGGTCAGTCGTCAACAACGCACGTTGGACGGGCTGGAAAAAGCTTTGGACGACATGATCAAGTCGACCATCAATACCACTGCATTTCTCAAGAAGTACCGAGGGACCGGGATACTGCCCAGTGCCTTCGAAGGACAGGCGTGATATGGAAACCTTTGCCGTTCACAAAGTGGACGATAACCTTGTGGTCAGTATCACCAAGCTACCCGGCTTTGGGAAGTTAGGGACCGCAACCGTGTGCTTGGGTGACAAAACCAAGCAGTACATCGAATTGTATTATGCAGGGGGGTTCTTCAAAAGAAACCCTGACGACGCAGTTATGAAGAAGGTGACCGATCAGGTGGTCACTATCGCTCAGAACTACGTCAACCGACGCAAGATCCCTGGGCGGGTCATCAGCGTTTCCTTTACATCTGTCTTAAGGCCAGTCAAAGAACATGAGCATCAAATCTGATCGTTACATCATTCGCAAGTCCATGGTGCCGTCTCACCGTGTGTCGGTTGAGAACCAATTCACTGGCTGGGCGTGGAGCTGCTTGGGCGAATGCCCGGAAGGTGATACCAACACCTGCTCTGAGGGCGTGGTGAAGAACTTCACCCGTGTCAACGAAAGCGACCTCGCTGTGTTCCATCTCGAGAACCCGTGGTTCCCGATGATCGACCACTTCGAAGCCAAGCAGGTGCGCAGCAAAGTAGACGAGAAAGTCGTCTCCTACGGGACTTCCAGCTATGGCTACGACGTGCGTTGCGCTGACGAGTTCAAGGTCTTCACCAATATCCACTCGGCAATGGTTGACCCGAAGAACTTCGATCCCAACTGCTTCGTCGACGTCAAAGGTCCCAAGTGCATCATCCCGCCGAACTCCTTCGCGCTGGCCCGTACCGTCGAGTGGTTCAAGATCCCTCGCAACGTACTGACCATCTGCCTAGGCAAGAGCACCTACGCTCGCTGCGGTATCATCGTGAACGTCACTCCACTCGAGCCTGAGTGGGAAGGTCACGTGACGCTGGAGTTCAGCAACACGACCCCACTACCAGCCGTGATCTACGCCAACGAAGGCGTGGCTCAGATGCTGTTCCTTGAGTCCGATGAAGACTGCCTCACCTCCTACAAGGACCGTGACGGCAAGTACCAGGGCCAAAGCGGTGTCGTCGTTCCCCGCATGAAGTAACACCCACCCCTATTCCGGGACACTTACGTCCCTGAAGTAACGCCACACTACGTGGCCGGAGATACACCATGAAAGACAATCAACACGACAACCCAATCAACGCCATCAAGGAACAAGAGATCATTACCGGAGGTAATGGCGGTCGTGATGGTCGGGGACCGTTACTTGTGCCCAGCAACCTCGACGCGATGCGTCGGCAGATGCAAGAAAGTCAGTCCCGTGAGCTGTTCCGTCCGTTTCTGGTGCGCTCTATCTACAGTCACTTGGTAGGTAAGGCGTTCCTGGGTCACACGACCACGTACGAGGCGATTGCCAACGAGTTTGGTCTCCCTAACAAGGGTAACCAGCTCGGAAGCACCCTGTCGCCTCTGCTGGCGGACATCTACCACTTTTGTCGGAAGAACCAGCAACCTCACTTGACTGCAATTGTTGTACGCAAGTCGGGCGAGGACAAGGACCTTCCCGGTAAAGGGTTCTGGGACCTGTACAACGCGGTTGATGATCGTCATGAGCGCCGCATCATGACCAAGGACTTGCAGAAGCAGGTCTTTGCTTATTGGGGCCAGCTGGGTCAGTAAGTTCCAAAGGTGCATGGGGTTTCCCATGCACCTCTTTATTCGTTAGGAGTACCCATGACCATTTCACAAGACACCGTAGTGCTGTACCACCGTGGTTGTAACGATGGTATCGCCGCAGCGTGGGCTGCACACGAGGTGCTGGGTGACAGTGCTATTTACCTGCCGTACCAATACAACGATCCTCTGCCGGATGCCTGCAAGGGCCGTCACGTGATCCTGGTGGACTTGTCCTTTACCATGGCTCAGATTCATGACCATGCGTACAGTGGCGAAGTCCTGTCCTTGATGATCATCGACCACCACAAGTCGGCGATCAAGCAACTCCAGAACATCCCGAACGTCAGCAACTACTCGGACTACCTGAACTTCCGCGATCACAGCGTGGAGTACAAGGTGTGGATCTTTGCTGACACGCAGCATTCCGGTGCGGTGTTATCGTGGGCGTTCTTCAACAACAAGCCTGCCAACGAAGGCTTTGCGTGGAACAAAGACATTCCGCTGATCCTTCAGTACATCGAAGACTACGACCTGTGGAAGAAGAAGATGGACAACACCATGGCCATCAATGCATGGCTGGTTAACGGCGAGCTGTCCATTGAACGCTTTGCGAGCATGCTGCGCACGGACGGCACACCTCGCCTGAACATCGTGGAGACCGGCAATGCGCTGTTGACCTACGATGCCAAGATCGAGCGTCATGTGCTGCGCGAGTACGTGCAGTTTGTGGAGTACAACGGTCAGAAGGTCCCGTTGGTCAACGCCCCTCACCACCTGCGCAACAGCCTCGGCGAGAAGCTGGGTCGTAAGTACCCGTTCGTGATCCTCTACACGGAACGCGATGGTAAGACGATCTACAGCCTGCGCTCTGTGAAGGGTCAAGGCGAGGACGTCTCGGTGATCGCTGAGCAGTTCGGCGGCGGAGGTCATGCGGAAGCCGCAGCCTTCTCCATTCCTCACACTCCACTCGATCTGTACAAGCACCAAGCACTGCTCAAGAAGCCTTCCTTCCTGGAACGCCTCAAAGCCGCGTGGGCTGTGCTCAAGGGGTAAACCATGTCTGACATCAACAAGAACCTGATTGTAACGCTGAACCGTCTTCAGTACCGTCAGGAACTGCACGATTCGGTGTTCCACTCGGACATCTACACGCTGACCAAGCATCACCGCTTACAGCACTTGGTATTGCACCACTGCAAGTACGTGGCAGAGCTGCACTTGATGCTCACCAACGAGCATTATGCAGATCTCCAGCAACACGGTCCACAGCGCAATCGCATTGGACGGCTGGCAGTTGATGGTCTGATCATCTGCCTTTCGATGTTCAACGTGTGCGGTAAGTTGTTGTCTGCGCACATCGAACCCAACCACAACGACACGCTGGCGTGCAGCGAGATCCTCCTGCACGGCGTAGGGCGCATGGCGAAGACGATTGAAGACGTCGACCACATGATGCAAACACGCCCGCTGGAAGAGATCATGGAGCGCGCTGCCTTGATGGCCGTGTCGTACATGAACATCGCTGTGCGTAACTTCCCGGAGTACAACGTCTTCAACCTCAATGCCGTGATGCATCAGGTCGAGGACCGTCTGCTGGAAGTCGAGCGCAAGAACATCTACTTCGACAAGCACATCGTTGAGATCAACCGTCGTATGCAGATTTACGACACGCTGCACCGCGAAGCCCAGTAAACAGCACACAACCCACAGGGAGAGCCACATGGCTCTCCCTGTCTTATTCGCAACCCTCGAGGATCACACCATGTTGAACAAAGCCCTGTTTCAAGAATTCGCTCGTATGCTGAGTCACGGTTTCCCGAAAGACCATCACTACTCTCCAATGGAGCTGCTGATCCGCGACAACATTGCAGCCACGCTGGAAGAGAAGATCAAAGCCAGCATTGGTGGTCTGGATCACCCTATCGCCAAAACCAAGCTGTACAACTTCGTGGTTGGTCATCCTGAGCACGGCTTCAACATGCAGTGCAGCATGTACCACGAACCGTCTGCTGGGGGCTCCAGTGAGTTCCGCCTGAGCGAAGGGTTTTCGATGTTGATCGTCAACCAAGCACCTCCGGCTGAAGAACCAGCGCGTGATCGCGATGAAGGCGGCCGGTTCACCTCGGCACAACGTCGTTCGGAGAACTACAACCGTCGTCTGGATGCCCGCGACTTCGACCCGGACACTCTGGCGTACTTCAAAGAACTGCTGTCGATCAGCATCAATGAAGTCATGCTCAAAGCCATCCCGGACGTGCAAGCCAAGGTGCCCAAGGAGTTTGCTCAAGGCACGATCGTGTACCGACTGCATTGCTCTGACAAAGTGCAAGCGGCGCACATGGTGGAAACGTGTGGGGTTACCACCATGACGGCGCAAGGTGACATGGCCGACATGTCGGTCTATGACATCGCTCGGCAGAAGTCGGTCTGGGTCCACAGTTCGGAATTCGGCAATGAGCTGGAATGGAACAAAGCACGTCAGAACGACGGTAACCGTGCACGCCGTGTCGAAGAGTTCGAAGGCGCAACGGACGCTGAGATCAGTTACATCCAAGGTGCGCGTCATCGCATCGAGGCAATCTTGCGTGGCTGATTAAGCTGCGATGGTATGGGGGTAATTCCCCATACCTTTTTCTTTTCTTTTTGGTGGATACAATGGCACGATTGACTCCCGGTCTTGGCGCAAAGGGCTCGTTCCTGCTCGAGACCCCTTTCACGACCGAGGCTGACGTAGAATATACCGTTGCCTCGTTGCGTAGCTTTGCTGAAATCCGTGCCCGCGGCAATGATCCGTTGGCACTCATCTACACCCCGGTCAACCTCGATGCTGTAGCAATGCAGAAGGACATCGATGAAGGCGCTGTGATCGTTGTACTGGCTACCAAGGCCGGTGTGCTCAAGTACGTCCCGGACACCTACATCTTGAGCTATCCTTCAATGGGCAGCATTCCGTACAGCCACCTGATCATCAGTGCCTCCTTGGGCATGATCCCCGACAGCATGGACACCACCTCACTGGAACAGGTGACCAAAAGCGCCATCTCCGACTTCATCGGTGTGGAACCGACCGTGTTCATCACCCGTGGCGAAGTCAGTGACACGATTGATGAAGCCCGTCATGTGCAGCTGACCATCTCCCGAGAAGCGGCGATCAAGAACCGTGAGACTGACCGTGCTGAGAACATCCGTCTCACAGCCGCTCTGGTGGCCGGTAACGCCCGGTTAGTGGAATACGAGGCCATCATCCAGCAGTTGAGCCAACAAGCTGAAGCAACGGCTGCTGCGGCCGCTACGCCGTCGACTGATCCGACCCCTGATCAAACCGCATAAGGCCCACCCTCACCGGCTACTTAGGCTGGTGAGGGTGTATGCCGTCTCTTTAAAATTCGATTCGAAATAATTACGGCAATACATTGTCAGGGTGAATAGGAAGAAAGATCTTCTTATCCTTACCCTTGATCATTGGAGATCACCATGTTCGCACTTCTCAAACAACTTGCTGCTGCTACCCCTGAAGTAGAAGCCGTAGAACTGACCTTCATCCAGAAGGTGAAAGCGGTTTACCGCAGCTTCAAAGGCAAGCGTAAATTCCAAGCCATGGCGAAAGCCAAGCGCGAAGAAAAAGCAGCCATCGTCAAAACCAACACTCAGCTGGCTGACGAACTCGAAGCACGCGCTGACGCGCTGATTGAACAGAGCGCCTTGTGCAGACGCACGGATGCAGTGGAATCGGACCGTTTGTTCGAAGAAGCTGTTGAACTGACCACACAAGCCAACGCCCTGCGCTTCAACTAACCCCTCGGAGTTCAACCCATGAATAAGCTTTTCGGATACGCCGCTGTTGCTGTTGTCGCCGGTGCTGCCGGTTACATCGTCGGTAAGGGAAAGGGACTGCCTGATCAGTTCTCGATCAACATCCCTTACGGTCCTAAGTTCAGCTACAAGAAAGCCGCCACGGCTAAAGCCAGCTAAGACGACCTGTCCATCCTGGATAGGCGTCACCCTATCCAGGAGAATCACCATGTTCGCACGTAATCTGATGGCCGCCCTGATCGTAGTCCTGTTCGGCTCGATGGCCCTGTCCTGCTTCACCGCTACTGCTACTGATGTTGTTGTTGCACAAACCGCTCTGCCGCTGGAAGCGTCTGCCCGCACTGTTGCGGTACAGAACGTTGTCACTGACCTGGCTGCTAAAGTCAACATGGTCACTGTTGTTCCTAGCTACATCGCTGCAAACTAATCCCCCCCCTACCCCGTTCTTAAGGAGAACACCATGAATACTCTCGCTCAACGTGCTGCAATCGTAGGCGCTGCTGTTGTTGGCGGCGTTGCTTTCGCTTGGATCGGTGCCAAGACCAAGAACAAGATTGACAAGATGCGTCGTGACAAAGACGCCATCGCCAAAGCGCAATCCTGCGCTGCCAAGTAAACCCTGTCCGATGGAGGACTGCACATGCTGACTAAATTCCGCAACACCATGCTGCTGGTCCTCACCGTCGGCGGCTTGACCCTGTTCACCGCAGCCATCTACAGCTGCGAACCTCCCCGCAGTCACGCTGAGTCGGGTACGGCTCAAGAAATCATCGCCAGTAAAGTGGCAAAGAAAGAACTTCACTAATTAGGAGATCCACCATGAAATACTTCCTCGGCTTCGTCGTAGGTTCCGTTGTTGTGTCCACTATCACCCTGCCGTTCCGCACCAAAGCGTTCAAAGAAGGTTACGAGGCTCAGAAGGCCAAGCTTAACCAGTGATCCTGACCTACCTCTGCAACACCCTGCGGTTCATACCCCCTACCCTGATCTATTGGAGATACAACATGAAGAAGTTCCTTATCGGTGCAGCTATCGGCGGCGTTGTGGCTTACTGTGGTCACCGCAAAGCCAAGAAGTGGATTCGTGCAGCTGGTGAAGCGACTGCCAATCTGGAGAAGAACTTCTCCACCCTCGACTTGGGTGAAGTAGCTGACAACTGGCACAAGACTGCGGGTCGTCCTGATCTGCGCGTCGTCAAGTAAGCGGCATAGACCCGGAGCCTGATGGCTCCGGGTCATAGCTTTCTTTTTTCTTTGGTTACGCTGCCTGCATGAAGTCCAGTTCAGATTCCATGCCCCGGTTATCAATGTCGTCCCACGTGCTGCCCCCACCACTGTGGATAGGCTTGCCGCCGACGGCGCGATAACCTAACGAGTGGTCCAAGTGTACGTCGTAAGGGATGCCGTACATTGGGTACTCGTGATACTTCATGACAAAGTACTTTGCCCGCTCTGGTGTTGGCTCCACTACGCCACGGTGCTTGCCCCACACGTATTCCAAGTAGGAACCGTCGTTGACCACCTGCTTGTTGACGTAGATCTCCCAGTCGACCTCGGTGTCCAGCTTCTTGCATCCTTGGTAGTAGCCCCCACCTGGCATGTCCCGAATGAACTTCGTCGGGTTGATGCGCTTCTCCTCCTTGGCTTGGGTGGAGAGCTGGTGAGCTGTCACGTGCAGGATCTTGTTCGGGTTGGTGTACTCACGTACCCGCTTGTACAGGTCTTGCAGGTCATCACCTGTGGACCCCTGAGCACACCCGTCCTTGCTGTACATGGTCAGGTAGTCACAGAAGACTGCGCAGACCTCAAAGCCTTTGGCCTTGTACTTCTCCAAATGCTGGATGTACTTGGCATAGGACATTGCCGAACCGAGAATCCGGTGGATCTCAACGTTCCAGCCCCGTGCCTGGAGTTTCTCCATCACGTACTGGGTGGCCATTGCCGCATTCAGTCCACGTGCCGACACCGGCCCGCCCGTTTCGAGCTGTTTGAGGATGATGTAGATCTTTTGAATGATGACCGGCACGTCATCTTCTGTCGAGTAAAGCAAAACCAGCGGTTTCTTCAACGGGTCAAACAGGAACGGGTCGTTATAAAGACACGTGCCCATGAACATGTCGAGGAGGGTACCTGACTTGTTGTTACCCGGCAGGGCATTGACCAGACCGAACTCACCGCGACGGCCGCCCTTCTGCTTACCCATGAGGTTGTTCAGCTCATGGAACGGGAATTGGATGATCCCGTCTGTCGACATGGTTTGTTCCATGTCTTCAAAAGCTGACTGAACGCTCGCTGGGTTGTTGAAGTCGACCGTGGTAAGGAACGCAGGGTCATTGTGCTCATCGTTGTCCATGTCGATCGACAGGAGGTCCTGAGCCGTCTGTAGGATGAACCCGTCCCAGTCTTCTACCTCGGTTTCCTTAAAGGCGACCGTGTAGGAGGCTTTACGCAACACCTCGTTGAGTTTTTCTTTTGCCTGGAACCGTTTCATCTCCTTGATGATGTTCCCAGCCAGCTTTCGGATGATGCTTTCATCACCGTACAGCTTGATCGTCTTCTCCAAAGCCTTGTACGTGAACTCGTCCCCTTGGACGTTCAACCGCAAGCGCTGGAGCAAACTGTCAAGATCATATGTTTGAGTATCCCCGTTGCCCAGCATCCACATGACTGTTGTGCGCAGGTTATTCAGGGTGTTGCGGTCGGAGCCGTGATCAGCCGCCGATTCCTGGATCTTAATGTCACCCAGCAATTGCCGAATGATCATCTTACCGCCAGATGTAGCTGGATTCTCAAGTTGACTCTCTAAAAAGAGCAACGAGATGGATTTAACTAGAAAAAGCTTGATGTCCATTTACCAGTCCTAGAACTGCGGATGCAGAGGTAAAGAAGAGATGAGTTCACTGAAGATTGTATTTGTCCCTCGGTGGCTAGACCGAGTGGCCAAGGAGACCGGCATCAGCAACGCTGATCTGATCTGCTTGCAAAAGTTGTCTGGCATACTATCCCAAAGGGATGTTGAACTTTACCAGATGGCCAATTTCAACGTCGCCGATTGCATCGCTGCGGTGGGCAAGTACAACGAGAAAGAGGCGGCTGCACTGTGCGGTGGGTTCGGTTCGAACATCCCGGTGCTGCCTTTGGAGAAACGTGCGGCGTACGCCAACGTAGACACCAATACCTTTATCTATGGGGCTACTGCGACTGTTGACGGCGAAGATGCCAAGTACGGCCTCTCGGTAGAAGTGGGCGATGAAGACACCCTTATTGTGCGGGTGACTACCCTGGATGACAATTCCGGCGACAGCTTCACCAAGCGCTTGACCAAAGTTTTGCACGGTTTGATGACCTTCCGCGACTTCGCTCGCACGTTCGTTTTCAAACAGTATGTACGAGAATTACAAATTAACTCGGTCGTCTGATCGACTTACTGTACCGTTAGTAAATAATGGTATGTAAAAAATTGCCGTTTCATTGAGCGCCGAAAGCTCGGTGATAAGCAAAACCCGCTGCTCGAGCAGCAAACTCCGGAGAGTAAAACGATGAGCGTAGTCGGTAAGAATACCGAGAGCGTTGGCAAGTTGATGACGGCTAAGGCCACTGAACTGCAAAACGGTCTCAAACAAGGCACCTTTGGTACCTTCGCCAAGGAAGTGAGCGGGCAGATCGCCTCGTTCGAATCCCTGGACGACCTTCAACAAGGCAACATCCAGACCAGTCTGGAAAGCATCGCCACTGAACTGAAAGGCCAAGTCGGCAATCTGTTCGGTTCCAAGGGTCCTGCTGAATCCCAGCTGAACGCCGCCGCTGTAATTGCAATGGCCGCTCAAGACCCTGCCGCTTACCACGCCATGGCCCTCAAAGCGCCGAACATGTCCGTGTCCAGCGAAAACATGCACATCGTCGGTATCGACGCGCCGGGCGAATTCGACTACGTCGAGAAAGCCAACCCATCCATGGAAGCGTTCGACAACTCGAACCTGACCGACTTCATCGGTCTGTCCATGATGTACAACCTGAAGACCGCCCGTCAGGACGCCTTCGGTGAAGGTTACTACCGTACCGTGGTTCTGACCCCGGACAACGGTGGTGCAGACCTGTCGATCCGCAGCCAGCTGGTTCTGAACCACTTCCTGCACAACACCAAGGGCGACTACCAGGACTTCAAACAGCGCCGTCTGCTCGAAGCCGCGATCAACTACAAGATCCTGGCCGACGACAGCACCACGCTGGTTCCTGAAATCCACGACGGCAACCGCGAGTTCTTCCTCCCGGAAAACGTTGTTGAGAGCCGCACTGTCGATCTGGGCAACCGCATCGTCACCACCGCTCCTCTGGTCTTCGGCAAGCGCCTGAACCTGGTTGGTCTGGCCCAGAACACTCTGGTCAAGATCGCTGGTCAAGCTGACAACACCGACTCCCTGGACCGCACTACCGCGCTGAAAGCGCTGTATCTGCAAAAGGGCGACGCCGATGTTATCCGCATCGACACCGAATACATGCCGCGCGCTTCGTTCGTCAAGCCTCCACAGGGCCTGGCTCGTGAACAAGAGCTGAGCTTCCGCAACACCTCGATCCAGATCAACGCCAAGTCGGTCAACTACAAAGGCGAGCCGCTGAAGGACCCAATCCTGAAGCAGATCGTTGATGGCGACTACGTGGTTACCCTGTCGGTTATCGTTACCGGCCAGGTCAACACCGAAAAAGGCAACGTTTCCGTAAACGCCAACCCAATCGAGATCGCCTCGATCGTGAACGGCGCTGGCGAGAAGCTGGATCTGGAAAGCGGCCAAGGCAAGCAACTGGCTGACGCGCTGGCTGACCTGGAATTCATCGGCTGGGAACCTGCTGCTCGTCTGTCCAACGCCAACCGTCGTCTGCGCGGTCTGCAACTGAACAGCTCCGAGTACACCGAGCGCTACCCAGTAATGCTGGGTGCTCCGTTCTCCATGCCTTCGCCGCTGGCCGAACAGCGTGACGCTTCGGACATCGACCTGCTCGTGACTGCTGCTCGTCTGCGTAACAGCAACAACGCTGTGACTCAGCTGATCCGCTACACCGAGAACCTGGCTCGCTGGAAGTTCCTGGCTGACGAAATGCCAGCTGACGACCTGCAACCAGAAGTCGAAGGTATCGCGCGCTTCCTGGTTCGCCCATGGTTCCGCGAAACCGTTCTGGACCTGCGTAACGCAGTTGTCTCGCTGAAGTCGCACGAGCGCGTTCTGGACATCCAGGCTGCAATCGTCAACGTTCTGCGTAACGACATCTACGATGCGATCGTCGAGTCGAACTACCAGACCGCTCTGGATGCGTACACCGGTTACAGCGGTGAGCAGATCCACGTGCGTATCGGTACCGATCCGAAGATCAACCGTTTCATCGTAGTGCCAGGCGACAGCCGCACTCTGGGCGACGGCGTCGAGTTCGACAAAGTCACCACCATGGACTCCCGTGTACGCGGCGAGATCTACTGGACCTTCGTTCGTAACACCGAAGGCCTGGACCCACTGAACTCCGGTTCGATGCTGTGGATTCCTGAGCTGATCTCGCACGTCCAAGTGGCGCGCAACGATGCTCAGATCCGCGAAGCGATGGTTCAACCGCGCAGCCGTCACGTGAACCACCTCCCAATCTGGGGCAAGGTGAAGATCGTTGGCCTGAGCGAAGTACTGTCGGAGGGTTGGAAGATTCCGGTGGCAACATTTCCCGGTGAACCAGCCGACGACACCACCGCCCCGGCTCAGCCTGGCGGCAATAGTGTCCAAGCAGGTATCCCTGGCGCAGCCGACTCCGGCGCAGGCACCGCGGGCGCAAGCGACAACTCGTAAGGGTTAGTCGTAAGCGGCATAGTTGGGATGAGGCCTTCGGGCCTCATCCTTTCTTTATGCCGTCTGCCTATATAAAGGAACACCACTCAACCAGTTTATGGTCGTACATTATTGACGTGTACTAGATGCGATGCTGGAATTAATTACCAGTTAAACGAGCAGACGTGCTCGGCGATCGTGTCAATTTTTAAATACAGGTCTTCTATATATGACTGCGGATTCAAGATACTCCTTACCCTTCCAGCCCAAGCAAGCTACTCGGATACGCACTGCCTCGCGTGGGCATGTTCGTGGTCAGGGTGCTGAGTCTTCGGTCACTGTGCACTATTACAACCATAGCGATCGTGCGATTGCTGTGACGGAGCGTGATGGGACAGTGCATGTCCTTCAGCCTTCGGCAAGAGGCGCGACTGATGAATTGGTCGTGTGCGTTACTCGGCTTATGCAGCGTGACCTCATGGAGCGTTCGTTGGAGATCCTACGCAGTGACGGTTCAGGGGATAACTCTGAACGTGACCAGTGGGTGCGGGCTTTCGAAGCCGCTCTCTACAGCAAGACCCATGTCACGCTCGAAGCGAGCGTTGAGTATGTGATTTATCATCGTGATCTCGCTGACGCCGGTGGGCGTTGTTATATGCCCGACCTTGACCTGTTGGTTGAGTGGCTAAGTGAGAAGGGTGCTGAGCACCCGTTCGCGTTGAGTCAGCGCAATCGGGCTACCATGGAAGCAATCGTGCCAGGCGTCTCTGATCAGACGTTTATCATGATGCTTAAGGCAGTGGATAACAGCAGCGTCTCGCAACGCTCTGATCGTTACGTGAACATTGGCGGGGAGATCTATTCCGTGCCAGTCGAACGTGACCTCAGTTATCCCACGGGTATCCACCTGGTGACCCGCATGCCCGTCGTTGACGGTCGTCGGTGTTCCGATACCTTGCACCGTTCGTACAGCTTCGAGGAGGCCGACAAAGTCTTCTCGTTGCAGCGCACGGTAGAAGATGCCCGTAATGGCGGTCCTATTGAAGCCATGGCAAAGAACCTGGTAGAAGTGCTGACAGCGTCCAAGAAGGTGGAAGAAGCGCGCATGCGTAACGACCAACTGGAATCGGACGAACGTCTGCAAACACTGCGTAACGAGGGGGCCATAGCCAAAGCCGTGCAAGAAAAAGAAGCGTTCAATCGAAAGAACTACGTCGAGTGGGCGAAATCTATTGCCGCCCTGCTTGGGGCTGCTGTGACCGTGTACGGCATATGGTCGAAATTTAAGGCATCAGGTAGTAGTTGATAGAGGGAATATGGACGCCGATTTATTCGCTTTTATGCACCGCAAGCGGGCGCCAAAGTTCAATGAAGATGTAGTGAAGGGCTTGGCGACGATCGACGTCAAGTACGCGAAAGAGTACGTTGACACGATCATCAATTGCGGTGTGTCTCAATACCCGGAAGGGTTTGAGTATCTTGGAAGCGAGCGGTGTAGCCCACTGGAGGAGTACAACGTCATCACCAAGTCACGCAATGGGCCGAACCGTGTGTTCGATCTGGCGCGCAGTGACGTGTTCTTGGTCAAGTATCTGTTCCGGGCTCAGGGTAAAGACCTGCCGCCTGTGTACATGTACCTGCCGTTTGTTCGGCAAGCAGGCATGCTTTACATCACCGGCAAGCAGTTCGCCGTAAGCCCCGTGATGGGAGACATTGCCTTCTCGATCAGTGAGAACGATGTATTTATTCGGATGCCTCGCGCACCGGTTACGTTTAACCGCTCTATGTCACACTTCGTCATCGACGGGGTCCGGACATCGAAGTACGTGATCTGGTCACCGTTGCACAACAAGGGAGGAAAGAAGTCCAAGAACCGTAGTAACACGATCTACTTGGGTCGTGTGCAGAGCACCCTCGCTCACTATCTGTTCTGCAAACACGGCTTCTACGAAACGTTCGAGCGTTACACTAATGCTCAGCCGATCGTGATGCGTGAGAAAGACCTCGACCGGGAGATCTACCCAGAAGAGGACTACGTTGTCTGCACCTCGGCTAAGAACAAGCCGCCGGGGCTGCGTGGACGGCGCGAGTATGCACAGATTGCAACTGACCTGTGCGTCGTGGTGAAGCGTGAACATTTCACGCCGTTGGTCTCTAGCCTGATCAATGGCTTCTTCTACGTGATCGATCATTTCCCGGACGACATCCTCGACCCGGCAGATATCGGTGATAAGGACACGTGGATGGTGTTCATGGGCTTTATCCAGTGGGGCGATGAGCCGTCTCGCGGGAAACTGGTGGAAGACGTCAAGGCTCACTTGAAATCTCTGGACGGCTATGTCGACCATGAGGTGAAGAAGACCCTGATGGAAGTCGAAGTGTATTGTGAAGATCTGTACGATCTCATGATCCACATCATGCTCAACATGCACGACATGTTGGAACAGAACGCTACTCACGTGGCCAGTCTGTACAACAAGCGTTTGGAAGTGCTGCGCTACCTTCTGCGCAACATCAACAATGCCATGTTCGAGTTTCTCTTCAAGATCACCAGCAACACGAAGAAGGTGCTCGGTTACAAAGATTACGAAGACATCCTGCGTACCTACTTTAAACCACGGTTGATCCACGGCATCACCACAGGGTCTGAACACCCTGAAGTGAGTTCGGTTTCCAACCCCAGCGACAATCTGTTCTTCAAGATCACCTCGGTCATCGTGCAGCAAAGTGACATGCACGGTCGGGGTAAGTCGCAGGAAACGAAACCGGTGGGACCGACGATGTTCCTGGACGCCAGCTACGCTGAAGTGACCGGGTTCTGTAGTCTGCCAAAATCCAACCCTATTGGTAACAGTAGGCTCAACCCCTGTGTGAAGTTAGGCCCACAGCACACTGTGCTGCGCAAGCCTGAGTTCAAGGATCTGTTAGACGGTGTACAACGTCTGATCCAACGCAACTAGTATTCCAATTGGAGCAGTAACAAATGGCACGTACCATCGAAGATGCAATCTGGGACAAACTCATCGACAATATCCAAAACGATGCGCGGAGCAACGACCTGCGCGGCGAATACGATAACGTCATGAGTGACCGGAACTATAACAACCGGGACATGACCGAGCTTCACAATCACGCCCTCAAGTTGGTAGAACTGGGCTGGGATGCTTGCCGCAACTCCCGTGAAGAAGACAAGTTGATCGACGACGCTTGCCAAGTCGCTATCGATCAGCACATTGGCGTCTGGGCAACATCAGACAAGACTATCGCCAATGCCATCGAAGACGACCGTGTGTTCCGTGACCTTCAAGCGGCCGCACGTGAGTTCGATGCTGTCGAACAAGAGTACGATCGTGGCCAGAGCCGTGGCCGTGGCGGTCGTGATGATCGTGGTCGGGGTAATGACCGCGGTGGTCGTAACAACACCGGTCTGGGCTATAGCCAGGCCCGTGTGCCGCTGGGCCGTGATGACCGTAGCCGTCGTGACGACTCTGGCACCCGCATGACCGGTGGTTTTGGCGGCGGTAGCCGTAGCAATTCCCGTGACACCCGTGACCGTGACGATCGCCCACGCGAGAACACTCGCCACCAGCGTGATCAAGTCACTTCCCAGCGCTCCAGCTCCCCGCTGACGCGCAACACTCAGCGTCAGGAGGAAGCCCCAGTGGAACGTTCTAACCTGCAACGCCACGAGCCTGTGGATGAAGTGATTCAGCGTAACGATGGCCCTGACTTCTCGTTGGCACGTCCGTTCGATGATTTCTGGGACAACAACGAAAACTGGCAGCTGGCGCATCGCTCCTCGTTCGAATGGACCTGGACGCCGAAGCAGCAGTTCTGCCGTACCTACGACCCGGAAGTGGAAGTGCGCTTCTTGGTCAAAGATGCAAATGGCACCGTGCGCGAGGAGTTCCTGCCAATGACCGACGAACTGAGCTTTGCGGCTCATGAAATCAAAGCCCTGACCCGTCCGAACGAGACGCGCCGTATCCGCGGCAGCCGTGAAGACGGTGAAGAAATCTCCCTGCCGGGCAACGACATCGACGCCGTGGACCTGGACAAGTTGGCCGGTCAAGTGGAAGAGGCTCGCAAGACCCTCATCAGCGAGATGAACCTCAACAGCGTGTACGTCTCCGATTCGCCAGCGGTCTGCTCCACTGTGCGTGACGGCCTGATCAAAGCCACCTCCGATCGTCTGAACACCGACAAAGACGTGGCTGCGGTTCAGTGCATGTTGGCTGAAGTGCTGCCGTCTTCGGGCAAAGGCATGACAGAGCTGGAACAGCTGAGTAACCTGATCGGTAGCGACGGTGATCTGGCCACGCTTCAGAAGCGTCTGATCACCCTGCGTGGTAAAGTCGACGAGTCCGTGCTGGACATCATCGACCGTCACTACACCGACGAAGTCAACCACTCGCTCAAGCATGCCTTCGGGTTTGGTGGTCTGGACATCGACAGCTTCATCGAAGACTTTGCCGACCTGCTCGCGGTGATCACCAAGCGCCGCAATGCAGGGTTCACCTCGCAGTTCCTCAGCCGTACGCGTAACCTGGTTGTCAGCCTGGTGATCGTCAACGGTCTGGACGAGCGTCGTGAAGTCATCAACGCCCAGGACATTCTGCCTGAAGCTGAAGAAGACAAAGAAGCCTACACCAAGTTCCGCGACAACGCTGTCGTACTGCTCAAGCCTTCGCCTGCCGTGTCGATCAACATCGACCTGGACGCCTTCGGCTTGGTCACTGACGAACCTCGCGTTGCCACGGCTTCGGGCCCAGGCGCCGACAAAGAGCTGCGTGACACCTTGGTTGGCCTGTACGCCATTGGTCGCCGGGCTTCTGCCAGCGGCCGCGTGCGCGTGATCACGGCTGACAACATCGAACTGGAACTGGTGGGTATTGCCGGTGCCAAGGACGTTGTGGGTATCCGCAAGCTGTAACAGAAACCATGGGGAGCCTTCGGGTTCCCCATGGCTTTATTATGTAAGTTGCATATCCCCTTTTCTTTTTTCTTTGTTTAGGACTGACCCATGAACCGTAACATGGCATTGATGAATGCACTGTCCCCACCTGAACCCCTGCCGACCGTTTCATTGGAAGCGATCGAGGTAGCCGATGGCGTGACCCGTGTTGAGACGGAAATCGAGATCTACGGCACCATGCGCAACATGGATGACCTCACCAAAGCCAAAGACTGGGAGATCCAGGAACAGTGGGGCCTCTACGTGCCTCAGACAGACAAGAACGCAGGCTCAGGCAACACTCGGGTAAGGTTGACCCAGAACAGCTCAGGAGCGACCTCCTACGTCCTCACAACCAAGGTCAAACAGGCTGGCGGGAACCAGGAGTGCGAAGAGATCTCCTCGGTGGACATGTTCAACCTGTTCAAGAAGCTGGGTGACAGTGGCCTTCGCAAGAAACGCTACTTCTTCCCCATGGAAGGCACCGAGATGTGCTTTGAAGTGGACGTGTTCTTCAACGCTGCCGGTACGATGATCCCACAGGTCAAGATCGATCTGGAGATCAAAGGTCAACTGCCAGAGAACTTCGACTACAGCAACATCACCCTGCCGTTCGAGATGAGCGACATCCGCATCATTTCCCCAGGCCGTAAGAACGATGAAGACCTCGCCTACGTGCGTAAGCTCTTCAGCGAACACTACGACATCCCGAACCAGTACAAAGCCAGTGCGGTCTCTCAGGAGTCCGCCGGTCAAGTGTCCATGGAAGAGATGGCGCCTCCGGGCTGCATCTGTGGCAAGTGCGGTTGGGGTGATTCGTGCCCAGGGCAAGCCGAGAAGCGCCGTCTGGCTGACGAGCGTGATGCAGCCGCCTCCACGGACAACCTTGACAAGAACAAGGAAGCGTTGGTGGAACTGGCAGATCGTTGCTCCAGCATGGCCGGTGTACTGTCTTACAACGACACCCGTCGTGAAGCGGCCCTGAAGTCCAGCCTCAAGAACGTGACCAGCAACATCCAGTGCGCTCTGCTTAACAAAGGCAGCGATGCCGATACGTTCCACAGTGACCTCAAGGCCAAGATTGCTTTGGCTGACGGTGACCACGAGTTCCGCTAAGCCGCATAAGAGCCCCTCACAGCCCCTACAAAGGGCTGTGAGGGGTTTTGTGCTCTATGGTGACCGTTACGCGCTTAGCACTTTGATCAGTCCATCCAAGACCTTCTCGAACGTTTCCATCGAAAAGGCCGTCCCTGTCGAAACAGCGCGGTAGGCTTCCAAGAGGATCACAACGATGACCATCGCAAGGACTACATACAAGATTGACATCCGGGCAGAATCTTTCCAGTTGCCTTTCTTCTCTGGAGGTTGCGCAGGTGAGTTCTCTTCATCTGCTTCCATGTTGGTTTACTCTAAAAGCCAATGTAGGTTTTTGCAGCTTCCCAGACGAAGCTTCCCACTTCTTTCCAGTCCGTGCCCTTGTTCACCCCTAGGGAAGCAAACATAGACATAGCGCCGAGCAATACGGCGACTACGACCATGGCAGTAACGACTTGGAAATGTCCGAAGACCAGTGGTGGTATTGCACCTTCTACGTCACCGTGTTCAATAACCATGCCCCCGCCAGCGGGGGTGATCATGCAGGTTCGGCCCGTGTCCAGCTGAGCGTTGTTGAGTAACGCTCGATTGCTTTCCGACATTGCGTCCAGAGCCCGTGTAAGGTCGTCGCCAGTGGATGTTAGCGTCAGTTTGAGGTTCAGTTCCGCAAAGAGGTTGACCGTATCCCTAACTACGCATCCCCACGGAAAGTCGCCCAGTGGGCGATCCCCCAATACTTTTACTACGTCTGACAATAACATGGCAGTTTCCCCTTCGTTACCTCGCAGCCCGAAGGAACCCGGTTCGTTCGCGAATGGCTTCACCGTGTGCAACGCACACTGCAATGCCGTCGTATTCGTGCTCCGTCAGGTCAGCGAGGTTTATCCCGTTCTTACATCTCACTTGTTTAAGTCTAAGGACGCAGTCCCGGATCACTACCTTCTTCATGGTGAAGTCAGACGGCTGAACCGCTCTTTTTGCCTCACCAGGGGAAATCAGGATAATGTCCATGCTCGGGTCGTAGCCTTCGAGTGCCAACCGGAGCAAGACTTTCATCTCGGTCAGCACTTCAAAGGACGTTACTCGTTTCGGTTGGAAAAATGCATTCTCCACCGGAACAGCGTCAGGTTGCCAGCGTTGTAGAGCGTCAGCGAATGCGTCTTGCAAGGTTCGTTCCCGAACCCAGCGTGCCGTGTGCGTTGACAAGCTCCCCCGGTGATTGCGAATCATGCGATCAGCAACAAAAGTTTCCGCGTACAACAGGGTGTATTCACCAGATCGCAGGTCCAGGTCCATTACCACTACACCCAGATTGGAACTTCCGTTGTCGACGCCCATGATTCGGTAGAGATAGTCGTCGTCACGTAGTTTGAACATCATAACCGTTCACCTTTGATCTGGTAATCTATTGTTTACCCCGCGGGGTTCGTGACAGCGCCGCCGCCTGTTTTACGACTGGCTACGCCACTTGGGTTAGTGAGCGACATGAACGTGGTGGTGCTGGTGTTCGTGCCGAGCAACGGTTGAACTGCACCGACTTCCAGAGAGAAGTCGAACCCTTTGCTGTTATAGACCAGCTCGTAGTGGCCGGAGATGATCGCAGCAATCTGGCACGCCACGACTTCAGAGAAGCTGACGTTACCGGCTGGGGTGTTCACGAGCACGTCGGCATCGATACCGGTGCAGAAGCCGAACT